CTTAGCCTAACCCCCCTCATCCCTTCACTTAGCACGTTATCTTAACGGATAGCGTGCTATTATTTTGTCTACAATCTAGACAACTTATATCCACAATACAAGTTATATAACAGGTGCTGTAGAACACATGTTCTAATTGGTTTCTCCAGGCTCCACTAGTGCCAATTAGAACGATTGAGCTATAAAAACTTAGTGCCTAGGCTACAATGTGGTTAGCTTCACGTTCTGTAGTATCAGAATTAGGTAGCCCATTACGCCAGTATCTCGCCGCATTACAGGTCTAATACTGCCGTATATGTGGGGGCGTAATGTAGAATGAATCGTATATATGGCGGTTTCGGAAAATGCGGTCTATGGCGTAGGGTAGGTAGCCAGGACGGCATGATCTGCTATTATGTAAGTGTGTTGTTATGTATTGTATTGATGTTACTAAGTGATTGAGTCTAGTGTGTGCTAAGTGTGTGTTTGTGGTGAGATAAGAGGTATGAATGAAATTAAATAAGTAGTAGGGGGCCTATTGCGGCATAGGTGACCTATTCACACACTAAATTTTATCCAACCTAAATATATATTAAGAATACTTGCCCAAGTCTCACCTACCGCGACAAATGTCATATTTCAGATTGACAAATGTCATATATCAAACTATGACAATCACTATTGAAACCATGACATTTATTTTTTTTGTAATGTATAACGAGATATATTAAGACCGTAAGGTGAAAGTTCAGGGATTCTCAAAAAACCTGGGAATTTTAAGAAACCCCGTAATACAGGCATAGTGCTAATATACAGAATCAATAAAGGACTCCCAGTGATGAGGAGTCCTTTAGTTGGGTTGCTAGCCCTTTATTTAGCAATCATCGCAATAATAATTTGCCACCTTAGACCAATCTACACAATAAGCATCGGTGCCAATCATATCATACATATCATCTTTAAATTCCTCTTTAAATTCCCTTGCCCCCTCCCCCGCAATATTGACAGCACGTAAATACAAATATTCCGTATTTTCGATAATGCGGATTGTTTCATCGGTAGGCCAGTCATCATCATCTTCGTCTTGTAAAAGGCCCGCATCATACAAAATATCTGTGGCGCAGTCTTGCGCCATTGCATCAAAATCGGCATCGGATAGGTCGGGATCGTAATAGTAGTAAAAGTCAATGTCAGGAAGATCACGCACGTCGAGTCCGTTAAGGTATTGATTAATCAATTGTTTAAATTCATTGATATTCATTTTTAATCCTTTTTGCTTATCTAATCTGCATCTAGTATACCATAATGCAAGATCAATCCAATTGATAAATGTCATTATTTGAGCATGACATTAATCGCGTGAAAATGTGACATTATACAGAATATATTTTATCCAATTGTGCTATAATGTAAATGTGAGTGAGAGAGAGCACAGGAGATAAAAAATGAGTAACTTAGAGAAAGCTAAGAAGCGATACGCCAGTTTTTCGTATGGCGTTGGATTAAAACGCTGGATCGTGGCAAACGAGATCGCGCACTATGGACTTGTTCATTACGGTTTGGTAAGTGAAATGAACCGTGCTGGCTATAATGCAAGCGCTGTTCGACGTGCCAATAAAGCCTATTGGCAAAGATGGAACGAGATTAAGCGTTACTGGAAACATTATATTTATAACAAGCTCAACTCAGAGCAGCGCCCGTTAGTGCAATATGCATATATTGATCTGTACGCATTCATAGAAAATCACGCACCAGAGGCATATAAGGAATTAATCCATGACATACTAAAGGTCACATACGCCGATGACGGGCGCGACAACTTCTATGATCGCGTTATTGAGCCGTACCGTGAACGTTCGCGGTTCCAATGGAAGCGCCACTATTCGAAAGTGTTGAAGGGCTTACTTCCGAATCTTTCGCGCTAAGGCACACGGGCGGGAATTGCCTAGCATGAACCGCCCTATTCAATCTACATTATATACAGGAGACAAAAAAACATGAACCAGCATTATTTTTGTGAAAATTGCGGTAATGTGTCAGAATTTGAAACGTGCGAGCGTTGCGGGGATTCGGCTTCATTGCCGTTGACTCCAGCAGAACACAACAAGATAATGGAACAAATCGCACAGTACGAGTACCAAGACTCGACGGTATTTAACGCAACGGTGCTTTATGAAAGTGACGCCTTGGCGGAATTTGGGCATGACCGCCATTACTGGGAGTCGTACAATTCTAATCATTATTGGTTTGATTCCGCTCAAGACCTTGAAATCTCAGAGTTTGAATCGGGACGGTTGGGCAAGGGCCATGATTATATGGTAGGGCTAGCACAAATGAAAGAAAGCGAAATCATATCATATAAAGTTGGGGAAGAGATAGATCCCAGTGACTTTGAATACGATCCATATGATCGCGATCATGAGTTTCCGATCATTAAGATCGATCTCGGTAACGGGATTGTACTTCGCTTAGACACGAATAATATCAGACGTTGGGGGCGCGGGCCTTTTGACAATTTTTGCCGAAGCACGGAATATGAAGTAAGAATAATATTCGATATGTACGTTTACCCTAACTGGGAAACTGGCGGCGTATATGCAATGATGCAACTGCGCCCGTTTATCGTTCACGACGGCCAAGCTGTGCATAATGCAATGGAATTCGAGTCTGACTATTTTCATTACGACGGCCAAGCATGGACCTATGGTACAAGCTGGTCGTCTGAAGACGACGGCCCGAATATTACCATAGACTGCTAACTAATTCAATCGGGGCGGGGATTATTACATGAACCGCCCTATTCAATCTACATTATATACAGGAGATAACGAGATGAAAAAGGAATTTATTAAATCTTTACCTCGAAGGATTAAATTTTTGTGGTGGTGGCGTCACCATCACGGCGAAAGCCTTGGAACGCTACTCGAATTAGCCAAGATAATCCTTGACCCTAAGAATGCAGAAAAAGACTTGATTGTCGCGCTCTTTAACGCGGGTGATATTGCAAATGCGGTACAAGCGATGAACTACGTTTGGGGCAAGCAATTGTCCATCTTTGATATATGGTTTCGTAAACAAGATGAAAGCGCAAAGGGGAGATAAAAAATGGATAACACGACTTACAGGTCGGCTTTAGAAGAACTCGAATCAATGCTTGAAGAGTATACAGAGTCAGACGGGGAATCAGAGCTTGATGAGGATAAGTTCTATAACGTAGCAGCATATATTAGCGATGCTATCGACAAGTATGCTCAATGTGATTTTGTAAGCACTGGCGGGGAGTTAGTTGATAACGATCCAGATTGCGTACTGTTTGAAGAATCGTGGAATCGTTCAATTTACCCGATAGGCCATAGGGTAGAAGCGTGGTTTAGGCTTTGCATCTCATGGGACGGGGATAACATTGATATTCGGTTAACCAGTTGGTTGGGGAACTTCGATGAACAAGAACCCCTTGATCACGAAGTCAAAGTAAGTTGGTATAGCAGCGGCGCTTATATCGCAAACTAGACTCACTTGTTACATGGACCGCCCTATTTAACCTAAATTACTACATATGGAGATACTGAGATGAAAGACGAATTTTTTAATGAGATTGCAAAGCGTTTGCCGTTTTACAACGTGCGATGCTGGCATAAGATCGCAAGCGGCAAGTATGCCAGCGGGGAAACCTGGGATATTCGGTCCGCAAATTTCACCGCTGGATTCATGACACAAGCGAAACTGTACCTAAAGGTCGAATCCTTAGATGAGTGCGGGTTATCGGGGACTCTGATAACATATACCAGAAGCGGCGATCACTATATCAGGATGGTTGCAAGCATCGATTTGAATCGGGGCGGTTCAACCGTGCGGTTCGGCACTCAGGAGATTGTGGATAATTTCGAGGAACCTTTCCCAGAATGGACGCAAGAGGATAAATAGACTCACTCACAGGGGCGGGGATTATCACATGAACCGCCCCACCTATATATAAAAGGGGATAAAAATGAAGTATGAGGAATCTTTAGAAGAACTCGAATCAATGCTTACAAGATATGCGGGTGGCAGCGACCGCCTGTATGAGAATATATTTTATGACGTAGCAGAAGCGGCGCGGGTGATAATTGAGGGCAGCACAGACTTGCGGCTAACTAGAGAACTAGCCGCAATTATAGAAAATCAGCGGGAAAATTGCAAATTTTCAACGCTGTGGAGCCACAGTTGGCTAGATGTTTACTTCCAGCTTGATATTTTGTGGAAGAACGGGAAGCTAACAATCAATATCGCAGCGTGGACGAATGACTGGCGGGATAACGAAGCCGCCAACTATGAGATTGTGGACGGGAGGTTGGAGATATGAAATATATTGTAACATGGCGGTTCACTGAGGATTCCCCTCATATCGTCAAAAGAGACGATGGAGTCAGTGAGTTTGACTCCATCGAAGAAGCCAACGATCACTATAGTGATCTGGCAGCTTCACTGGAAAAGATTCATGAAGCACGAACTATGCCAGCGTCCTTCGTCGATATGACGGCGGTCGAAAGGAAATTTTTCACGTCCACACAAAACCAGCGAATTGTGGAAATCGCCATTAGGGAAAAGAAGGAGAAGTAAAAATGCACAAGAAAATTTTGAGAGAGCAACTTAAGCATATGCTAGACTTTTGGCAACAAGTAGACCCATTCTATGACCTCAATCTTGCGTGGGAATTGCCAGCGTTCCCAAACCAATACGACCCATTTTTATGGCAACAAGCATTGAACCGCCCTATCTTCCAAATACACGAACACATGAGTGACGCTGCTGTGGCGCGTGGGATTTTCACATGGGATGAAATTGAGGCCTTTGAGCTTGAGATTGAGGAACTGCTAGAGGCGTCTAGGGAAGAATTTTACAAGGCATCAAACGGTTAAATGCGAGGGAGGTGATCTATCTTCTGCTTATCGGGTTACACAAAGGGGCTTATCATGCAACACGGGCGCGAAAGCGCCCTTTTTGTTTACGGGGAATCAGAACGTTTGTCTCATGACATTTATCAAACAAAAATATGACATTCTACAGGATACAATATATCTCATTGTGGTATAATGTAGATGTCAGGCAAGGAAAACAGGAGAGCGAAATGCCAAAATATTACACAATTTCTGAATTAGAACAAGTCGCTGAGAAAGCCAAACTTGAGGAAATGGGCAAAAACATAAGATTTGAGTCTGACGTCTACTTCGTCAAACTAGAAGAAGTTGAGCGCCTGGCCGCTCTATGCAAGACACACGGCCTAGATATAAGGGACTTTGACGTTTACGATCTCCTCGATAATATTGCCAGCGATGTTTCGCTGGCGTTCGCACGTTATGTCAAATGTGGCGATATGGTGCTCGCAGATTGCAGTTTAGACGATTATAATGCAGATGAGATCGTGTACACAGGAGCGTATAACAGCACGGTGCGCGTAGCAGCGCACAGTCTCCAGCTTTATTTCAAGGTGCGGCTTTACTTAACCGATACGGTAGATGTTAGCGTCGAATCTTGGATCGGTGAATGGGATGAGGATAAATTGGAGTATTACGGAATCGACATTGGTGCCTTTGGCGAAGCACGCATTAACTAAAACGGGAGATAACGAAAGGCACCTGATGTACCTTGCTGGTGAAATAACGTACCTCTTGGAATGCGATAAAGAGCTAGAAAAATTCAAGTCACGGGATAGCGAAGCATGGGCAAAGGCCCTAGAGGAAATGTCATGAACAACACGGAATTTAAAGAACTTAACGAACGCTTGGCTAAGCGCGAGCTTTTCATCGGAAACTATGAGCTTAATCAGGATTATGTAAAAGTCTTTGATTTTGAGGGAATAGCATACTGGGAATGCCGCGATCTTGAGACAGTGGTAAAATGCCTTGATGAACTCCTTGCAGAGGAAAAGAAAAAGGCATGGAAAATTTCGGAGAAGCTAAAGTCCGACTACAATATTGATGCAAGCCCTATCGAAAATGCCGTTGGTTTCAAGTGGGGAGTCTACCTACCAACCACCATGTTTAACACCACTTCATGGGAGGCGGCCTATGAATTTGAATCGAATGTGGCCCGACTACGCACGCGGAAAAGATCGACGTGCTAGGACTGATGCGTTTAACGAAGGGAACGCTGGAATCCTCCACAATATCAAGCGACGCATTACGAAAGAAGTTCAATCCCTTCACAAAGACTCCTTCGACCCCGAAGGTGCGGGTCGTGTACTGTGCGCACTGGAGAAAATCGCAAAGCAAATTGACATTAACGTATGGGAGGATTAAAATGGATATTTGGGCATTAATTATGTTGGCGCTTACAATGATAGCCCTTATCATTCTGGTTGTGGGCTTCATTGTCGCCGTGATAGTAGCCGTTTTGGGAATTGACATTAATCGGGAGGACTAAACATGGATATTTTGATTGTGGTTGCATTGCTGTTTGCGGTGATCGCTACGATTGCCCTAGCAATCGGAATTGCAGGACTTGTAAAGGGCAATCCAGATATGGTGTTTTGGGGCGGGGTCATCGGTCTGGTTGCTGCAACTGCCACAAAAATCATCGAAATCATCGCAAAAATCGCCTACTATCAATGACATCTATCCACCTGGGGCATGATGTTTGTCACTATGCCCCAGGTGAGAATATGATAAGATAGTTTATACACAAGCAGGAGGGAACATGTCAAGAAATGCACATGCATATGGGTATCTAAAGATCATTAAGGAAATTCCAGATAGCGTCATTGCGTCACTAGAATCGGCGTTCTGGGAGGTGATTGTAGTAGAACCCGACCACGTAGACATTAGACGTCAGTACGGGCCTTTAGGGAAAGAAGACGAGGCAGCGTTAGAGTTGTTGTCAGGTTTTGTAAAGGGCTATATCGAGGCCTTCGATGAATACGGGGCAACGTGGCGCTGGTGGTACACGCAAGGCGAGATTTGTCTTGTAGAGCCAACGATAGTATGGGAAGCACCCACAAGGGAAACGGAATCATGAAACGTCAAACCAAAATGTGGATAGTTCAAAATTATGCTCGCCCAAGCGCAAGCTACACGTTCAATACGCCTGGCGATAAATGGCCAGATAAAACGCGCATTGCCTCAAGTCTGGGAATCGACGAGAGACTCATCAACGTTTATGAAATGAGGGAGGACAACGACCTGCACAGGGCAAAAATGCCCTATGCATGGGTGCTCTCACAGCTTTTCGATGAATTTGGGCGCGAGTATCGGCACATTGCCGATGCTCGGTGGGTCACCAGTAAATCGTCAAGCATCCTGCGGTACATGGGCACCGCAAAGCATACCACATGGTGGGCCATGCCAACAGGCAGCAGGAATCTGCCGCTTGTTGGCAAAAACGAAAATTACTTTGTGATCTCGATGGAAGACTGCAACATACAATCGGCACGCTTGGTCTCGGACCAAGACCTCCTGAAAGAGATACGAGGATGGTAAAAATGATTGACATGGTCAAATACGTGAATTGGTTGAGAGAGTTTTCCTACCCTTCGAGGTGGGGAGACATGACCTATAGAGAATGGGTTTGTGATATAGTGGAGGTTTGGGGTAACGACATCGCATTCTGTATGGGATTGTTGCAACCATCGGAGTGGGCGCGCGCAATGGTAATGCCGTACCGCCACCAGCACCAACCAGAATTTGAACAATGGGGGCTGGAACCAACAATTATTTGGAATGACATCGTGAGTACGATGGCAGAAATAGGGGCAGGCGACTTTGACAACGTCACCGAACTTGCCACATACATTGCTGAGGTTACTAATGTATAAGAAAAAGATTAGAGAAATTTATAACGGGGGGTTACGATGAATTCGTACTGTGGGATAAGCCTTTTGGCGGCACTGTTGACATACACTTTCTTTGCAGGCTTTGCCTGCTGCGGGTTGATAACTGGGTTTCAGAAAAGAAATGGCGGTGAGTCGCTTACAGCCGAACAGAGAGTTTTTGCATTAGCCATAGCAATGGTTTGGCCCATTGTGCTGGTTATAGGCATATGGCTAGAAAGGAAGAATAAATAGTGCAAGTACCATATCCGTTTGAATGCGTATACGACATAGCACCGTCACTCATGAGCAAACATCTCATGAGTGCCTACAACGAAACGAAGGTCATGCTCGATCTCATTGTTGGGGTATCTGATCACAACTACAGAAACCACGCTTGCACAAGGCTTTGGTGGTGTTACCCTGGTTATTTGGGATTATACAGACTATTGGCAAAGCGGGAGCTTGTTAGCAGGGGATACGGCAACATGGCTTGGACTGAGTTCGACAAAAATGCCTTAACATTTTTTGAAGTATTTCTAGCCAATAAGCCACCCCACACTCAAGATCGGGATTACCTTGAAGCGCACAGAATCCATCTGCTTGGGAAGGGTGAGGAAGAGTACGGGCACTACAGTCAGTTCTTTCCAGAACTCGCCCGTCTGTACACCTATACGGAATGTGTGGAAATATCAGAGACCTGGGAGCATAAGCACCGCTTGTACTGGGGTTTATGCAAAGGTGCCGCAAAGGCACTTAATGTGAAAGTCAAGCAATGGGAGCTAAACAATGTATAAAATAAAGGGTTTCAGCTTACCGAATGGCGTAACCAACCTTACGCCACCGAAAGACTATCCCGCGTTTTTGTTGCGCGGATTCTTAAAGAAAGACGGAACTAATGAGGCGTGGGGGAAATACGCCATGCGTAGAACCCCCATACAGACAGTGCGGTGGGCACGCGATTACGTGCTCAGAACTATCGAAAACGAGTCTCATCCGAGCATTCAAGGAGGTGACTGGCAGTTAATATTTGCAGACGTAGAGAACGGCATTGCACTGTTTCGCAGTGCAAAAAGTAAAGAATATTTTTTCCAGGCACTGTTTATCAAAGAATCTGAGGAGATGGTTAAAAATGTCTAATAAAAAAGCCAAGAAGCGAGTATACAACAAGGCTATGACGCGGCTAATGAAAAAACGCATTGAATTGAAACGTGATGGCATGTCAACAGCCGATGTTGACATGAAGATTGCGCAGTTACGGCGTGCCGCCCGAAAGAACGGGGTGGCATCGTAACAAGAAACGACAAATGTCATATGACGTTCTACAACCAATCATATGACATTTGTCACTGTGAATTTTCACAACGCATGGTAAGATAGCAGTATATCAGAACAAAAAAAGGGAGAACAACATGTACTATTCAAAGACTTGGCGACCTGACACAATTGCAGTGTGCCATGACAGCGATGAATTTAAGTACAAGGCCGTGATCAATTGGGTGTACAATAACGGGCTGGTCATGGAGGTTATGTTTTTTAATGATCTCGCCGATTACGCGGGTCGATACGAGAGCAACGGCTTGGTGAAGTCCAAGACTGGGTGGCCAATGACCCAGCAAAAGTACTTCAATGGCTACAAGCCAACAAAAGAGATGATGCAAAGGGTTAAGACATTTTTAGAAGAGCAGGAGGCAAAATGAGCATTCAAGGTAAGGTAGGCGAAGCAATTGCCGACTTTGAGTCGGCGGTGCTTAACGAAACGTTGGATGAAGCAAAAGAGGCCTTTGCCAAGGCTATTCACAACGCGCTTGAAAAAGTCAACATCTTAACAATCCAGGATTTGACGCAGTATATAACAATAAAGAAATACGACCGTTCTGGGGCCATACATATGGCTTTTGAAGGCGAAATGGCGCTTGACAACCAACTTGCCATAAACATAACCGCACAAATTTACACAACGCCAATAAATAATGGCGTTAAGGGCACCAGCTTAGATGTTAACCTTTACGGACCGTTTGTGTCCGTCAGAATTGGGGACCTCAAGCAAACGTGGTTTTACAGACAATTTGGACAAACATGGGGGTCAGATGATGAATCATAAGATAGAAGATATGGCAGAAGTGTTGGTCCCAGGCCCGATCCTGGAAAACGCAAGACTAGATGATGCCGAGACAAGTGACGATCTCTACCAGCGCCTTTATGATACTGGCTTCCTGGAAGCTGGAGAGGCAAAATGCCTCTTTGAGTGGCTGGCGGGCCAACAGGCTAACGTCAGCGGCGCATTCCAGGATTGGCACGATGATTTAAGAATATACTGGGATGACTGGCAACGACAAAAGCATGACGACGAGAAATACTATGTAGACTATGACCTGCTTCGATGGCAATGTATGACGCTCGCGTGGGAAAACATGGTGTGGTGGATTAGTGAAGAGGCATCATTGGCTTACTCCGTTGTTTATGAATTGCTACACGCCGAAATCTACTTGAGCGGAGATCACTTCTGCAATGGCCAGACGTGGTGTGATGTCTTGGCAGCGTGGCGAGACCCAGAAGAAGCTGAGTTGTTTGCAGAAGCCTGGGCATTGCCAGAAGAGATCGCGCAACTTATGTTTAAGGTAATGTTGCGGGGCGTGGAGGATACGCTTCCTGGTGGCTACAGGACTAATGATGATATTCGAAAGTTGGCAAAGTTAGTAAAAGAGATTTACAATGAATAAAGACGTAACCTTCATTCAGGTAGACACACGGGATTATCGTAATGCCTGCATAGCAGTATGGCAGGAAGGTGATAAGTGGCACGCTATACCATGCCACACAAAACGAATTGCTGGCATCGAGGCGTGGCAAGAAGGCGATTGCCACACCAACGAAGTTCTGAAAGACGCAATCATAGACGCCATGAAAAGTGCGGGGTGGCATAATGATTGAGCAGGAAGTGGCAGATTGCATCTGGGAAGAATCGCCATGTCCGAACATTATGGACATGGAAGACATAACGGAATGGGCCGAAGAACAGGCCAGAGAGTGGCTAAACAACTTCTCGCTGCGCCAGCAGCAAGGCATGGAGAGCGAGTATCGAAACATGCTAGCTGCTCTAGAAGAAAAAGCTCTGTCCGTTCGTGATGAACTGGGAAAATGGGCAAAAGACTACGCCTATGACGTCTTGGTGAACGCACCAGCTGAAGCCGAGTGGGCAATGCAAGACTTCGAAGGCTTGTCCCCCTTTTTAGTCATAGGCCACGTTGGAATGGCCTTAAAAGAAATAGTGGGAGATAAAAAATGAAACTAATTGACTATATCACGATTTTAGGAGACCCCAAGAATAACACCTTCGAGGAACGTGTAGAAGCCGCCAAGAACATCCTGAAAATGTCTGAAAACGAGGCCTTCAGGGGCATTGTCTATGACATGACGCAGGATGAGGAGGGCCGAAAGGTCCGAGAGAAAGTGTTGACAAATATTGTTATCAACACAGATGGCGCACCGTTCTTTGGCGGTTCGATCAGTGTTGCTGGAGACTTTATAGGTCGAGACTCTGTAAGGTACATAAGCAATGACAAGGAGACAGACTAAATGAGGCAAACATTACTCAACATTCGGCAGCGACTGAACATGTCTGAAATGCAAATGTGGGCATTTGAAATCTTTGGACCAGGGGCCTGGGAAGACATCCCAGGGGACACTGGGAGTCTCAAGTGGGCCAACATGGTCCAAAAAGCGGAACAACAAGGCCTTCTGGAAGAATTGGCCGATGCAATCCAAAGGCGTCGGTCAGATATTGATTTTGATGAGTATATGGAGGAATGAGATGAACCGAAACAAGAGAAACGATATGCTTGACATCATGATCAACCACATGACAACTGACGATCTTAGAACAATTGTTCACAGAGTCTTTGGACCCACAGCATGGAAAAATAACATCGGTAGCGCCAACCACAAAGGGCGTGCCATAGAAGTTGCGCAATACGCAGCGATACGAAGCAAGGAAGAGCAACTCTATAATCTGGTCAAGCCTTTTCAGTACGATAACCAGGAAGACTGGTCAGACAGGGTGCTGAGCATAGTTCTGTCCTATCAAAATGACGCCCTGTCTGAACGAGAGGCAAAGCGCCGTATCAGGGAGGTACTGTGATCAAGAAAGTACCTGCGCTTAAGTACGTAGCCCCCTTTGGTTTGGGGGCTGCGGAGATAACAGAGCTTTCTAAGGGTGGGATGGTAAAACATCTCATACGAGATGGAAGCGAAACTACGATATACCTAATTCTGAACCACGAAAACTACAGCGTCAAGCACATTACTGAATGGCTAGAAAACTGGGAGGCGAACAAGATGGAGGAGATGAAGGAGATGGAAGATGCTTGAACTTGACGACATTCTTAATAAACTTGCTAGGGCAACGGCGATGCAGGTTTTGGGGTACCTTGAAGCAAGTCGGTGGGTACTTACATGTGATAAATGGCGCATCTATGCAAGCGACAGGGGATACCTGTTCACAAATGACGATAATGAAAGCTGGACCACCAACGATATTCTGGAGGCAGCAGATCGCTTAATCAGCATCGAAGATAACCCCCTTCGATGGAAATTTCCAAACGGAGATGTTGCCATATTGGTAGACGGGGTGTTAGAATGATCAAAAAGTGGTTCCCTAAAAAGGCAGTTTACACCAAGAATGCAGATGACATTCTTGGGGCTAGGCATCATTGTACAGATGCACTGTACAGCGTGTACATTGTAGCAAAGCACGTGTATAGTGATGTGGTGAAGGCAATCAACGCCTACTATTCCAAAAGGAGAACTGGTGTTGATTTCACGATGGAGCCAATGGAATGTCCATATGGGTACGTTCATGTCATCCTGCGGAGACGCGGGAGCAACGTAACACCACCCATTATTCAATTCTGTGTAGATGCACATCAGATATACGAGTTCAACAATAGGGAAATGGTACAGTATGAGTAAAATTGTTATTGGTACCGCAGGGTGGGGTTCTTCCTACCCTGCGGGTAGTGTGGATTTCGATGAGGCCACTAACATTGTGGCGGTTGCAGACAAACTTGGGGTTTCCTGGTTTGACACAGCGCCCACATATGGCAAGGCAGAGCAGTGGTTAGGGAAACTACTGCCAGACCATGAAAGAAAATGGCATGTTGTCACTAAAGTGGCCCACAGCGACAACAACAGCACAAGAAATCACTATAAACCTCAGACAAATAATAGCATAGAGCTTCTTGGCAGCAACGCCTATGTTCACCTCCACATCCACAACTACAATTACACTGCCAGCATAGATGGCAAGCTACATGAAGCTCTGCAAGGCGCAAATATTGTGAGCGGTGGCGCCACCGTATACAACAAGGAAGATGCCTATAGGGCCTATACGGACATGGCGCTAATCAAAAATATTGTAGTTCCGTACAGTATATTGGACCGAAGGCACGAGAGCACGATGGCAGAGTTTGCCTTTGCCAAAAAGCTCAAAAACCTGTGGGCACGCAGTGTGTTCTTACAGGGAATCATAGCAGACGCTGTTGGCTGGAGGTTTCGGCATGATGTGCCAGCAAGCGTTAAGCGAACTGCTGAAATTTATCACTTCAACTGCGACAGGGCTGGACTCGATCCAGCGGCGGTTGCGTTTAAACATGTGGTTAACAACGATAACTTCCAAAAAGTCGTCGTTGGCATCCGCAACGCCAATCAGCTTGCACGCCTTGTCAAATGGGAAAAAAAGGAGTATACTAGTGAAGAGGTTGCGGTGGCACATTCAGCAATAGATGCTGCAAGGAAAGTTCAGCACGATGTCGATCCAAGGTGGTGGGGATAATGCAAGAAACACTAGACTACATAGAGGAAAATGCAGTGCCAGAGCTTTACCCTGGAATAGAGCCACTTGGGGATGCTAGGGCCACCTACAGCACAGGCATAGAGCTTTCTATTAAAGGAGTTGGGTTAGAAAAATTAAAAGAGGACTTCACCGACTACTACGTCGATGACATGACGTATATTGCGTATCATAGTGTTAAAAGTGAGATAGACATCAACTTGGTGAAAAAGGGCGCGTGGAAGGTTGAAACCGCATACTACCATGAATACATGCGACTGAAGGTTAGGTTTACATTCTATTATACAACAGGAGGCAACGATGAGTAGAGAAGGGCAAGTCTTGGTTATAATCTCAGGCAGCTTATTGCTGGCAAGCATGATGGGCGTGCTGGCACCTATCCTGCTTATTGGTGGCATAGCCGCAGGGTCACTCATTATTGATCTGTGGCAATGGTACAAAGGGAGTCTGTGATGAGTAACGAATTAGCATTGGTGGAGATTATATTGCACCTCGCGTTGGTGCTTATTCTTTTGTCTATAGTTATCGATAAGATGAATGGCAAGTAGTGGAGAGCAAGAAATGATAACGGATAAAACCGAAGAGGAAATCAAAGAGATAAAGCTGGAAAGGCTTAAGCTGTCTATCCAAGAAGCCATCTCATGCGATTTGATTCAAGATGCCACAATCGACATTGATCGGCTTGGTGGAATGGTTGCCGAACAACTCATAGTATCGATGCGTGCGCATATTGCATCGCAAGAGTTGGACTACGTTCGCATTGAGTATCCTGAAACATGGTGGGATGCTTTCAAAGAGCGATGGTTCCCAGAATTACTGAAGAAGGTGTTCCCTGTGAAATACCACACCACAGAGGTTGAGGCCAGGGCGCTGTACACGGAACTTGTGATACCAGAGTTCCAAACTACGCTATACGTCAGAACAGGCGGTATTGGAATACCGTGAACTGCAAGCATAATCCCATTGCCGTAACAGGAACGCCGATTTTGCTGTACTGCCCAGACTGTGGGTGGTACAGCAATAGCATAGTCATGGGGCATGTCTCAAGGGGCATGGATGACAAAAACAATATCCTCTCAGCAATAAGAGAGGATATTGTCAAAAAACACGCAGCCATGTCGTTATGCTATATCATGCCCAATGTAAAAAGTTGGGCATGAACAACCTGCACACCTATCGGTACCTTGGGCACCCACAACATCGTTATTTCTCGCGGTATCCAGTGTCGCCGTTGCGTTGAGGCCACTTTTTCTCGCGGTATCCAGTGTCGCCACCACGACGGGGGCTGCCACGCTCGCCACCCCCAGAATACCCAAGACTCATTATTTCATCTCCTTTTCTACTTTTATACAACATTATTGTATCATGCAATTAGTTCTATGTCAATACCTTACAACATTTTGTAAGGTACCGTAACACTTTAGATTTCCAGCCCACTGGCACTTGTCATTGCGATATACAGCCTCTCTGTGTGTGCAAGGGCCTCTTTGAGCGCTGCAAACCTCGCAATCACATTATCTCCGTTTAATGCTATGCCCTCGCCAGACATCCAAGGCATAGGGCCAATTCTGGCACCACTTGGAGATACCTCAACGTTAACTGGGGTTTCTCCATCAACAGGGATTCCAAACACTACTGTCGTTGCGTCTACTGTCTCAGCCATTATTTCTCCTCACTAGCCCTAAATTACCGTTAAAATATTCTTCAACTTTGTCGGTGCTAATTCCTTCTCGCTCGTTTGTTATGCGACCCCTGTAAATGTCATAGCTTCGACAGGGGCTTAACCCTTCATCTACAAGATTAAGATATTCAAGAAACGAAATATTTGATCTAACGACCCTTACGCCAACAAACACGGTCCATCGGCGCGACATCGAGTCGTATGGATTTATTGACACATACCTATGAAATCCAGTTTCTTGTTCCAAAAAGCCATGACCGTCATTTGCAAGAATTGTTACCGATCTAAATAAACCACCAAGCCTATCGAAATTAATATATTTGTATCCTATGTCATTGTCATATAGCCATGTCTCATACATAGCTACCAGACGATTGGTGGCATCTATACATAACATATTGCCTGGATCTTGGAAACCTTTATCACCACTAGCCTGCTTGACCATAATTAATGCCCCGTCACCATTATATGACGTTGCGGATTCTCCTAAAACAGCCATTACCGTATCTCCCATTCGCATGGCCTGTCTATACTGGCATACAGCATAGCGCCATTTTGCAATGCCTCAATCTGCTCATCCGTTATAACACAGGCTTCCTTGCGGCCACCGATCTCAAACAACAGCAGTTTGCCACTACCCGTATACGAAATGCCAATGATTACCAAGCCCTGCCTCTCTACCTCGTTAATGACCATGATAACGCCTATTGCCGCAATGCACAGGGCAAGCAAGAATACAAAGAACCTCGTCACTTCTCCCACTCCTCTAGCTTAATGCCACGTTTAAGTGCATCCATTCTTATCCACGCCGCTGTACTTGCTACACGCTGCACAACGGCCATATCAAACTTTTCAACCAACTCTCTGGGATCGTCGTTTGTCGTAACAATCAGTGGCAAATCCCATCTATATCGATAGTCCATGACACGATATGTCAAATCCTCTGCGTGCTTGGTAATATTTCCCCTGCCGAAATCGTCAAGCAATAGTAAGTCAGTCATTTTGTACTTATCGATGACATCATCTTCAGATGTAGATGTGCCGTAGGTGGCACGAACCATGGTTGGTAGGTCCGATGAATTTACCCACAAGGCGCTGTCAACAAGGCCGTTGCATATGATTTGCTTAAACACTGTGGTTGCAAGGCTGGTCTTGCCACTCCCTGGCTTGCCATAGAACACCAGGGAGTGCAATTCCTGTCCAGATGAGCGAACAACAGTCAAGGACTCGGCATACTTGGCTACATTTGTACGAGCCTGCTCGTTAATAGACGTAGACAGCGATGACAAAGCATCTGCCAAGGGCATTGACTTATCAAATCGTGGCGGTATACCAGCCCTGGAGAGAATGATGTCAGAGCGACGTGGCCCTTTATTGCATTTTGGGCAGCGCGCTGGCCGACCATCTTCGCCAGTTACGTATGAAGTGCCATTACAAAGGTCACATGTCATTATTGCGCCCTCAAGGTACCGCATACATCGCTGTGCATAGCTTCTAATTTGCCGCCATGCGTGATAAAGTCAACCACCCAGTCGTTAACCCTGCACGTTACAGTGCGGTGTCTGTCTGAAAGTGTAATATATCCGTCGTCTATGTCTTCTACTCTGTACCTAACGTAGAAGTTGCCGTTTAGAATATCACCCAACACATCAACAAACAACAAAACAACCGCAATCCCCGCCAAAACCACCAAAATTACCAATACAACGACACCAAACTTTTCGGATAATTCTTTGGCTCCATCCATTGCAACCTCCATTTTTGCTATCGCGATCTAAGTGTATTGCACACGTCATTACGTTTGGCCTGTACAAGCCCGCCGTTCGTGACGAACTCAAGTATCCAAATGTCCTTCATGTTTCCTCCTATATCATTATATCACAAAACGCAAAGTAGCACAATCAGAGTCCAAAGACGTCTTCCACTTCTTTTGTCTCTTCCTTATCCTCTAAATAAGCGCCAAGCTCATTGCGAAGATGTCCTAACTGCGGTCTTTTGCTGTCCGACCAGCTGCCGCTGCCACGCTTATACCACCACGCAGGAAAACCACGCAACACCTCTGGTGTCACGTCTGGCTTATTGGTTATAAGCACATTGGCGTATTGCTCAAGCTGCTTGCGCTTCGATAAAGACAGCAACCCAGGGGAAACATTAAACAACATCTTCGCAATAGCTTCAGCCATAGCCTCGACAACGTCCTCTTCATCACAACAGTCACGCCCAATGCCAGCGCAGCTTTTGAGCATATCATATACTGGGATCGTGTCACCAACAAGCGTGCCAGTGAAGCTCGTGGGGACACCTATCATATCCAGGCTTTCTGGCCACACGCCCAACAGCGGGTAGGCAACATCAGATAGACCAACGATTCCCGTGATCACCATCGATGTCATGCGCTTGTCGGACACAGACTCGACCTCAACAATGCAAACATGCTCCTTGAGCCACTCCAAGCGCGTGTTCAGTTTACCATATGACATATCAATAGCGCTGTAAAGCTCTTTCTTGTATCCAGTCCAGAGGCCATTCTTTGACTTCTGCATCATTGTTAGGAGCAGGCCAAGCGTATTGCTTGGGGCATCGTTAAACAATGACATAGCACCAACAATATCACTATGAAGATTGATTTTCATCGTTACCTCCCGTTCCTTGATCAAAGAAGTCCAGTGCCTTAAAAATGTCTTCTGGGGCATCATCTGGCAGTGTGGTTGTCCTGACTTGTAAGACGACACGGTACTCATCCCTTCCAGGCAACTTTCTAAAATATTCTTTAACCACTGGGTAGTTGATCATCAGCAAATCTACAATTGCCGACAGTGCCTCTTTCCCGCCATCAATTTGCACCTTAGCCCACAAGTTTAAGTCAACCATTTCTCAGCAGCCTTGCATATTGCATACGCAACATCATCTTCGTTTGAACTGCTAGACCTAACCTCGTCACAAGCAAACGGACTCGCGCTAAACGAGAACCCGCTGTCGTCAAGCTGCGCTGCCTGTGGTTCGTTGTATGTACCTAGGTTAGCCTTAAGCAGCTTCACAAGAATAGGCCAAACATCAGATATTGAGTTCAAGTAATCTGGTAGGTCGTAATCCCAATATGCATTTTCCCACGCCTCTTCTGGTGTAGCCCCACAGTCGTAGAGCATGACGTCGCCTTTAGCTATCTGATAATATGGCTTGCCGCCGTTACTCTTCTGTTCAACCACTTTGTAGCCATCCAGCTTTGCCATCTTAATCCACAGCTTCATGTATTTTTGATACTCACCAGACAGCTTCTTTAACTCTCTCACCCTCTCTACATAATCACTCATCACTGTTTCCTCTCTTAAACATCTGCTCTGCACACCTGATCAAGACGGCGGCCTCTTTCAGCATCCACACGACATCAACACTGTCGATTTGCTTGGACTGCCTTATGGCCATGAGCAATCGATTGTAAGTCGAAGCTATAGATGCCCATGCCATTATCGGGTGAACCGTATTTTTAGACATGATTCCACATCTCTTTCCTTACGATTTTAGAAACCTGCTGCCGTGAGATGCCAAACAAATCCGCAATATCCTGCTGTGTCAGGTCATCTCCGTCACCGTATAAATATCGTATCATATCAACGTCGTGCTCGCTAATATGAGCGTTATGATTATTTTCTCCAATACCGCCACGTTCAACAGCAACAGAACGCCGCAGCCCCATTTCCCATTTCCAGTAATCATTCCAGTCGCTATCCTCAAATACGACGTCAAGGTCAAAAGACGGCTTCTTATAACTTGGCCATCTTTTTCTTGGGTGAGCACCAAGATACTGATATACCGACAGCGACGTCACATCATCATTAGTAGCAACAATGAACACTGGGATACCCATCTCAAGCATTTGGTCATATACAGTGACCTCGCCAGACGTAAGATTGTGCCTTCGTTTTATGTGCTTGTGATCTACAACAGCGATAATCCTATTTTTAAAATCATAGATCACACAATCCAAGTCCATGCAATAAGCATTTTTAGGGCCACGCTTATGCTTGGTCATAAAAATGTCTGCGGTCTTGGAACCGCTCTTGAGCTTCTTTTTGCCATCCCATGTAGTGGACACTGGCATCTGTACCTCCTAGGGCAAGTGTATCTTGTTCCCATAATCATCACTGACGCGATTGACTTCAGTGATTTTACCATTTATGTAGTTGATATGCAAATTGATTGTGTCCGTTGGCCCATCCCTGTTTTTCGCAACATCAAGTTCTATTATACCAGGGTACTCTGCATCAGGGCCGTGCGCTGCATCATGGTTAAATAACAGCCACACGCCATCCGCATTGTTTTCCATGTTGCCAGATTCCCTCAAGTCATTCAGGCTAGGGCGATCATCCCGTTGCCCGCGCCTATTCAACTGAGATAGCGCCAGGACACCAACCCCAAGCTCCATTGCCATGTTCTTGGCAGCATCGGCTATTCTACCAACCTCTTGTGTTCTGTTGCCTGCTCGCTCTGGTTGAACTTGTTGGAGATAGTCTATTATCACAAGATCGAGTTTTTCTTGCATCTGCAACCTTGAGGCATTAGCAATGATGTTTGACATTGTCTTACCGCCAATGCTAGGCCTCGTAATCCACAGTGGCATCCTGCTTATGCTATCCCAAGCGCCGTAAGCTCTTGACATCTCGTCGTTAGTGAGATCGCCAGACTTGAACTTCCGAGATGAAATACCTGACATGAGTGCAGCCACACGATTCATCATTTGCTCTGGGCGCATCTCAAAAGACACAACCATGATGCCGTGACCCTGCAATATGGCATTTAGCGCAATATTGATAGACATCTGCGTTTTGCCGTGCCCTGTGCCAGCGCCAAGCACAAAGAAGTCTCCTGGCTGGATGCCTACAATTAACTTGTCAAGGTTGCTGTAGCCCGTCTTTATCCCAGGGGGTTCATCCAGCTGTCGCAAGGCCTCTACGTGCTCACTATGCAGTGTTGCGAGGTCATGACCACTCAGGATGTCATCGCCAACCCCGTGACCAGACGCCTCTGAGAACCTTGATGTGATGTTTGGTATGACATCAGACAGCGGGGTCTTTTCATCAAAGGCTAGCTTGGCAGCCTTGTTACATGCATCCAACAGCCGCCTACGAACAGATGTTTCGATAACCTGCTCTGCGTACGTTTCTATGTTAGCGCCATACGGTGCCACGGTAAGGAGATGCGCCATATGGGCCTGCACATCACTGTTCAACAGATCGTTTTTGTCCAGCTGCTCAGAAACGGTGATGTTATCAATGCCATGCCCATTGCTAGCTAAGTGCATCATGGCATCATAGATATTGCCGTTCTTGCGCAAAAAGAAATCTTCTTGCGTTATCTTGTTTGCAACAGACCAAATATCATCTGGGTTGATGAGGAGGCACCCCAAGAGTGCCTCCTCTGCATCGACCGACGCAGGCCATACCTTCTCAGCTTGCATTGTCAAACCTTGACAACTCAACCTTTAGTTGTGTCTCGCCAAGATTGTTTTCCATTTCGCTAACCCAATTACTTACAGCAACCAGCTCAGCCTGAGAAAGCGAATTAAAGTCATCCTTTCCAAACATTGTGCTGTAGAACTCATCAGAAATGGTGCCAACAGCTTGTTGAATAGCTGTTGCAGCACGCAGGCGACCAGGGCTGTCTGCTTCTGGCACATCATCGCTAAAACCCTTTTTCGTTGCCGAGTCGATGTGGGCCTGAATTTCTTTCTTAATATCCTCAATGCTATATGTTGGCACGTCACCAAGATCATCAAGCGAGATAATCGTATCCTCAGCCTTCTTGATGCGATCCATTTCAGCAACAATCAATTTTGCCACTTCCATGCCAGGCTTTATGAAAAGTTTGTCGTTCAGCGTAGGAAAGCGACTCCAAACCACAAACTCTGCATTTTCAGAGCCACGAAATACAATGTCGAGATTAAACTCAAAGTCGTCACGCTGAATCGCGTCGAGGGCCATCTGCCTGCTCTTGGCCTTGCCACCACTCTCATCCTCAATAACCACCTTGGACTTGCTTCGAATGTTTACCATAAGATCGTACGGGTAACTTTCAATGGTGCTGATGAATCGGTCGTGCTTCTTTGTGACTACGCCCCAGGCCCGCATTCGATTGTAATCGCTACGACTCTCAAGTTCGGCCTCCATCTGAAGACACCCGCCCTCCCCCTGCCACTCATTGCTGGCCTGATCGAGGATAACAAAGTCTGGCTCCAACTCTGCGGCATGTTGCATGGCCGCAATGTAACGGTCTGGCGTATACGGCGGGTCCATACCAATAACCTTAAAGCGCATCGGAAGAGGGTCGTCCTCAAACCGAACACCGTTATTGATCAATGACCTCCCAGACTCCGTGTCGATGACGATAATGTTCGGTTTCTCTATGCCACGTAAATAACAAATTAGCGTCGCAAGCCGTATTGCTGTGGTAGACTTTCCAGCCTTGGTAGGCCCCATAACGGCAATCCGAAGACGAACCTTATCACTCGTTAAAAACTCAAAATCGTTTTGTTGCATTTTGCCTCCATAGTTGAAGTTGCTTATTCGATGTCACCATCATATCATCCCAGGCAAATACTATCAAGTGCCACCGAGAGATCATATACAATTCTAATATATGATGCCATACGACATGGTACAATAGGAGCGTATCAGAACAGCAAAAGGAGACAAAATGTTTTACTTGAAATTGACGGACAATCGCGGTAAAGAGCTTCCTTCTTATAATCACGAAGGGAAGCGATGGTATGAGGTAAGGCCTGGGCAGGAATTTCGTGTGGAAATTGAACCACGCGGGTATGGTTGGGCGCGTCGAGAGTACGTCGTTTCTGTTGACGGCGTAGATGTTATAAGTGGCAAGAAAGCATCGCAACACAATCGCGGCCTCATCGCACCACTTGATGTTGTCGTCAAGGGCTGGCGAACGTCAATGAATAACGTTATGGCATTTGTCGCCACATATAGTAAATTGAGCTACGCTTACAAGAGCGGGCTTGGTGGCAACGAGGGTGTTGTGGCCGTTGCAGTATGGTCTGAGAAGGAAGACGACAAACAAGAAGTTGTTTATCGTGGCATGACCCGCAGCATGTCGGCGGGTACGGATGCTGGACGCGATTTGAATGATAACGTAGGAATCACCACCTTTGAGCGTGACAAGTTGATATTTTCCGACAGCGTTCGATACGCATTTCGAGATGAACTCGTTGAGCGCGGTATTTTACTCGGAGATGTGCCAGACGGCCCTCCCAATCCTTGGCCTGCTGATGGCTTCTGCAAGCGACGGTAGCAATGAACAGACAAGACGTATTAAGGATAGTTGAAGACGCCCGCGAGAGAGGCGAAACCCCTGATCTGAGTTACGCAGACCTGCGCAGTTCGAACCTGAGCGGCGTAAATCTGAGCGGCGCGAACCTGCGCTTCGCGGACCTGCGCTATGCGGACCTGAGCGACGCAAACCTGCGCTACGCGAACCTCAACAACACGGACCTGCGCTATACGGACCTGCACTACGCAGACCTAAGCGGTGCAACGGGCCTCGTATCCACATCCGAGTGGATGAGAAAAAATTTAGAGTCTGATGAGCGCGGATACATTGTGTACCGCAGCGAGAAGGGCCGATTTGATAATCCTGACCATTGGCTGTTCGCCCCTGGTGCGGTTCTCACGGAGACGGTGAATCCAGACCCATGCACGGAGTGTGGTTGCGGTATTGCAGCAGCCACGTTGGATTGGGTTCGGGAACACTACAAAAACGTGGTGATATGGCGATGCCGCATCGAATGGTGCGATTTGGCTGATGTTATCGTGCCATTCAACACGAATGGAAAAATTCGATGCGGGCGTCTAGTATTAATCGAGAAAGTAGAGGAGTGACAATGAAATACTTTATGAATTGGGTTGACGCTAACGCAATGAAATTAACGCCGTGGCTGCTGATCGCTCTTGGTACTGTCATTACAATAATCGGTGAAAGTGATGACACATCAAAGGCTGGCGCAACAATGATTATTGCAGGCACAGTGCTAGTACTATGGAGATCTATATGACAGCAAGAAAAGAGACAAGAGAAATGACCATTATCCTATCAAGCAAGTGGCATGGTGAATGCCCCGAATGCGGGCAAAACCCGTGTTGCATTCGTGCAAGCGTTCAGCTTCCACCACGTCGCTTTAGACCTTGGAGCAGAAAGCGCATATTGTGTGCGCACTGCGGAAGGTTTTTCGAAGTAGCACAAGATGGGGAATACAAGTGAAGTTCAGCAAGATCGTATATGATGTCACCGAGAGAGCAGACAAGTCCTTTGACATTACCGCAAAGGCGTTTTTTGGCGAACGAGAGGTGCCAGAAATAACAATTATACGGAATATACCAATGGAATCTGGTTACGCATGGATAATGACAAGAGAACTTCAATACAGATTCCCAGTGACAACACCAAAAGAATCTGAGGATGCTGAGTGGAGCGATGTCATCGTATCGTACTTACGCAGGCGCATAGAGCTAATCGCCAAATTGGGGTTACCAGAATGAACGAACAACTTAGGGGTGCTCTAATTGATGGTTTTGAAGGAGTTCGGTTTAACCTCCTATTCCATTGTACGAGCACGGTGGATATTCAGACGCGACCATATGGCACATATGAAAAAGAATGCGGATGCGATTTTGAAATAGCAGGGCTTGATTTCGATACGCTGTGTATGGGCGAATGGAAATGCCCACGATGTGGCCTTGAGAAAACCGTAGCACAAGATTTAGTCAAAATTCAGCCACAGGAGTCAGAATGAAACCACAGGAATATATGGAGTTCACGCGGTCAACAGCAAAGTATGACCACGACATGTGGAAAGACTATGTACCGCACGGCCTTTGGGAATGGGGCGAGGTTCGCAACCAACTGAAGAAGGCTATCAGAGACGACGGGTGTGCCGTCAGTGACTACAAAGCAGAGCTTACTGAGGAACGTCGCGCCAAGGTGCTTGATGAACTTGGTGATGTGCTGTGGTATATTGCCAGGGTTGCCGATCATACTGGACATGAAATGAAATATACTGAACTGGCAGAGTTTTCATGGTCAAGCCTTCTCAATATCATATCAAGAAACCTGTCTCAGATAGAGAACAACATTATTTTTCCCGATCTGCCGTACCTTGAGATTTCTATCACAATTTCCCTGAGCGCCATAAACGAACTTGCCAGCCGCCTTGGATCGTCAATCGAAGAAATCATGGACATGAACGTTGCAAAGCTAACGGACAGAGCACAACGCAACGCTATTCACGGAGAAGGAGATAACCGATGAAATGCAAAAACTGCGGCAACGACACATTCAATATAGATGAAGAAACGCGGGAGGTTATGTGTGAGAATTGTAACAGTTTCTTTGGGTGGTTGGGGAATATCCAACTAGAGTCTTGGGAAGAAAACGTCAAATCTGCCAACGAGTGGTGGCTCAGCGCCGTTTTGGAAGCTGGCGATGTCGTGGCTGATCGCAGGCGAAAATACGCTGGACATGAAGATCAGAACCCCAACCCGTTCGTTAACTTTGAAAAAGTAAGCCAGCTTACTGGAATGCCGATTGACCAAGCGTTTTTGTTTTACATGGCCCTGAAGTGGGCCAGAATAACGGAGACACCAAACCAGGACTTTGAGGACGAGAGGTTTGAGGACACCATCATGGATCTTGCTAACTACGCCCTTTTGTGGCTTGGATACAGAAAACGGAGGGAAGAATGCGAAGAGTAGATTTGGATGCCAATCAATTTGAGCGTGCTGTTGGCCAAATGTTGGCTTACTACGCCAAGGTGATCAACGGAGGATCGGCACTCGATCAGGCCCAGTACAAATACTACAAGGGGTTAGCGCTTGATGCGTATAAGACCTTGTCCCTTGACCTTGCTGAAATTACTGTTCCAGATGAAAAGTTTGGCGCTCCAGAACTGGAATATAACGATGCCTACTAACAAAGAAATCTTAGAGTGGTATGGCTTTGAATTCAGAAAAATAGATAGCGATAACGAAGGGCAGGTGTACGAAGTTCTACACAGCTACAGCCCTTCTGTGGTCGCAATCATGAAGGATGACATACTTCTGACCCCATTGAGTGGCCTCTATTTTTACGATGGCTACTCAATAAAAGACAACATCCAAAACGCCATGATCTTCATGTCGGACGTGCAGAACATCATTGGGTACGAAGCACGTATATCCTTTTGCTTTGTCAACCATGGACACCACAGAGACCCTGGGGTTGTAGTTGGCTTTCCAGCAATAGGGGCAGAAAGAACATTGTGCACCATCAAGGGATCCGACATAGCAAATGCCATGATCGACGTAGCATGGGAAGTCGTGAAACGATACAATATTAACTGGGAGCTATAGAAACATGTCAATCAAAGATAGGATTAAAAGATTATTAAAATGCAACACGACAGGAAGGAGGGTAAGGTACTCAAAAAGAAATGACACCCTGCTAATGGGCATCGTTTGCGAAATGGTGGATCAGCACAAACGCACCATACAAATGCGAGGCAACATAGATCAGGTACGTCGCGAAATCGAACAATACGTTGATTACATAGACATAGAATATAAAAATCTGTACCATTCTGGTGTCGCAGACCTAAAAATAGATGTGTTTTCGCGCCATGTTCTCAACTATGACGCTTTATCATTGATGTTGCTTGGAAAAAAGCACAAACCCATCATGATACAGGGGGTTGACTCTGCTGTTTATTTTATAGACAGAGAGCAATCATTTAGCATTGCAAATGGGCGCTTGTTCTGTGGAAGCGAAAGCCCCTATTGGGCAGACACCAATTACCACCCACTTGTGATTGTTAGCAGTGAGGACCTGAAATATGTTCAACAAAACTGTTATCTTATATCCTCAATGTCGGAAAGATTTGGCCCATGTGAGGCGTGCGGAACCTTTAGGGACAAGTACGGGCATATGCCCGTACTGTATGGAATAACACAAGACGTTGACTTAACATTATACGCATTGTCACAAATGGGGACAACGCGAGTACTGAACACTGGAGAAATCCTATGATTAAATACACCAATGACAGCATTTTTAATCACCCAATCAACGTTATCCAGGTCATTCCGACAAACAAGTCTGGCGTCATGGGCGCTGGACTTGCCAAAAAGTTTGCAGATCGTTACCCAGAGCTTCTAAAGCAGCACAGATTGCACTGCCGTGCTGGAGACTATGACAGAGCACGAGTGTTGATGCTCGTGGCAACAGATGGTGGCATCACAAAGCCGTTCATCAGCTTGCCAACCAAGGTTAATCACTGGGAAAAATCCACAAAGTTGTTTGTAGAAGAAACCCTTGCGTACTGCGTAAAGCTCATCGAGGCAATAAATACAGCGCACCAGCATGAATATGCGTTCCCAATGTTAGGATGTGGACTCGGTGGACTTGAGTGGGAGGTTGTAAAGCCAGTAATGGAAAAGGCACTACGGCCTCTGCCTAATATCTGTTGGATCCACGAATGGACTGGAAAGTAACACGAAGGAGCTAGCATGAACAAAACACGATTAAACGCAGAGCGACACAAAAGACTGTCCAAAGCTATGAAAAAGATTTGCCCGTACATGAAAGTATCAACAAGCGCAGAGGTGATGAGCGCCTTCGCGGAAATTCCATCTGCGAAAATGTATTCCAAATCAGAGGGATGGCTTATGGAAACGAGGCGAAGGCCAACGGTCGAACGCTTTGACTTCAGGAATATCAAAAAAGTTCAGTTTACAAATGACAGCTACAGCCTAGCCGTTATGCGACTGTGGCTAAACTGGGAGTTGACATGAAAGTACTTGTTGCATGTGAAGAGAGCCAAGAAGTAACGATGGCAATGCGCAGGTTGGGAATAATCGCGTTCTCGTGTGACTTGCAACCAACGTCTGGCCCAAGACCAGACTTTCACATCCAACAGGATGTAAAATCTGTCCTTGACCTTGAGTCGTGGTACATGATCATAGCATTCCCGCCGTGTACACACCTTGCATCAAGTGGGGCCAGGTGGTTTAAACAAAAACGAGAGGACGGAAGACAGCAAAAGGCCATTGACTTTTTCATGCTTTTTGCAAACCTTGATAACCCATATGTGGCAATCGAAAACCCCATTGGCATTATGTCAACACAATGGAGAAAACCAGATCAAATCATTCATCCGTGGCAATTTGGTCACCCAGAAAAGAAATCGACATGTCTGTGGTTAAAGGGGTTGCCACCCTTAAAACCAACAAACAATGTATATGATGAAATGTTAACACTACCAAAGTCTGTTCAAAACAGAATTCACTATATGCCACCGTCAAAGAATCGCTCAAAGCTGAGGTCAAAAACCTACCGTGGGATTGCTAACGCAATGGCAGAACAATGGGGGAAATTGTTGTTGGAGAATCAGCAGAAATAAATAGGATATGTAACATGAAAGGGCAACAGATGTCTGAGATAGATCAAGAAATTCGCAACACACACGAAAACCTGCGCGATCACGACATGAGCATGATGAACCTTAGTGGTTTTGATTTTAGTAACATGGACCTTCGCCGCATCAATCTGGCAGGCTCAGATCTTCGTGGCATAAACCTGAGTGGCGCAGATTTGCGTGGCGCAGACCTTCATGATGCCGATATGACAGGTGCGAACCTTCGTGGCGCAGATTTACAGAACGCTAACCTGCAAGGAACAAACCTCAAGGGCGCTGACATGACAGGCGCTATGGGACTGGAGTAATCTGACGTGACGGTAATTGTCGCATTTGTGATAATACTGTCAATTTTGGCCCTTGCAATCTATATCGCTTACGTATTTCGCGATATTGGTGATTAATACCAAATTGATACTTGACAATACGACAAAACATGCTATACTATAAATACGGTACGAAGTGGTTCGTTATCTCGGAAAATTTCGACCCACACTGATTTGACCGAAAGCACATAGCGGGATGCCAGAATCAAATGGCATCCCGTGCTTGTTAGGAGAAACTATGTATAGAAACTACAGCAAAAGACATAAGGATGGCTTAAGACACAATAATGGTGGCGGCATGTCATATGTCGTTGACAAATGGACACGTTTGGAACGCTTTCTTATTATAGGAAGTGCCTCGACGTATTATGCAAACTCAAGCAAACTCACAGAAGACAATGCAGATGTTGTACTTGAGTGTGCACGAGAAAATCCCAAACGAACGCTTAAGCTAATCGGCGACATTAGCGATAGCGGGCGTGCACCATCAAACGATCCAGCGTTATTTGCGCTTGCGCTAGTGTCAACCACTGGTGCGCACGAAGACTTCGTTAGCACATTCCTCAAAACAGTCAGAACAGGTTCTCACCTCTTGACTATAGCCAACTTCATAAACGATATGCGCGGATGGGGGAGAATGATACGGCGAGCCTTTGCGGCGTGGTATAACACAAAGGATGCTGTTGACTACCAAATCGTAAAGTATGGACAGCGCGGTGGCATGTCTCACCGAGATGTCCTCAGGCTGGCACACGTCAAGCCAGCTAGCGTATGGCACGACAGGCTGTTTGGATGGACCGTTGGCAAGGAAAACCCAAACACAAAACTTACTGTGGGGTACGAACTACTGAAAGATACCAACGATGCACGCAGGGCCATAGCAATTATTGAAGAATACGGCCTCCCTCGCTCAATTGTACCAGGAGAACTGTGGAAATTCTCAGAAGCCTGGGAAGCCCTTATGCCCAACATGGGTCTTTGGGAAATTGTTCGAAACCTTGGCACTATCACCCGATCAGGTTACTTCGATTCTCGTGACAACGTTCGAAGTGTTGCCAAAATGCTTACAGACAGAACATCTGTTATAAGGTCACGCATTCACCCCATTACAGTTTTGTCGGCGTTGGTTACATACAGCAACGGAGAGGGCATTAGGGGCAGCAACTCGTGGGATCCAATAGGACACATTATATCTGCGCTTGATGAAATGTTTTACCTTGCGTTTGACAACGTGGAGCCAACTGGAAAACGCATTTGCATTGCACTTGACGTGTCAAGCTCCATGACATTCGATAACGCATGGGGTGGCCTTACACCCAGGGAAATCAGTGCTGCAATGGCTATGATTACAATGCGCATTGAGGATGACTGGGATATTATAGCTTTCTCGAAAGACATTGTTCCTTTAAAGCTGCATGACAGAATGAGCCTTGGAGAGATAATCGCAGAGATACGATCTCTCAATTTCGGCGCAACGGCATGCGACATGCCAATGGTTTGGGCAATGGAAAAGGGTTTGCTGTACGACGCATTTGTGATTTACACAGATAACGAGACCAATGTCAACAAGTACGTGCCTGCTGATGCCCTCAGGATGTACCGCGAACAATCAGGCGTTCACAATGCCAAGCTGTTGGTTGCTGCCACCACAGCGACAGAGTTCAGCATCGCCGATCCCAACGATCCTGGTATGATAGACATTGTTGGGTTTGATGCCAATGTCCCAGGTTTGATTTCTAACTTTGTAGGCGAGAGAAACTATGTACATTGACAAACAGAATTTAATCAACGCTGCATCGATCTACTATGAAGAGCTTGCACACGATCAACTATCGAATGACCGCGCAGCACACCTTGAGGCGGCTGCTTTCGCGTCGAGGGGAACCGCAAGGACAATGCTAATCCAGCTTTTTGCAGATCATGTCAAGCCAAAAGACATCAACTTGTGTTGGCGCGGGTCAAGTGGTAATTTCCGCGAGCGGGTAATGAACGCAGCTGAGAAACTTGTTGAACTGGCTGCTGAAAACGAAGATGTGTAATATGAAAACGTCAGTGGAAAAGCTAATCAACAGGGCATCTTTTGTGCGTGATGGTGGAAGATGTGACAATTGCTGGTTTGATGGTGCACAGGGCATTTTTTGCACAGTGTGCCATTACCCACGAACTTGCGAAATGGCAACGATCATAATTGATTACCTTGAGAAAGAACTAGATAGAGTAGACCCAGGCAATGAACTTGTAGAGTTCTTGCGAAGCAGCAGGGAGGCCAAATGAGCAAAATAGAAGTCTACGATGGCTTTGTGGAATACATCGGCCACTACGGAAGTGACCAGCTAATTGCCAACGTGGCCAGAGAAAGCTGGCAGTCAGAGGGTGACGGTGAAAGCAACGAGCAACTCGTCAGGAAGCTACTTGACCTTGGGCACACCAGCCCATTCGAGTTCGCATCCATGCACTTTCGATTGGAATGCCCTATCTTCGTGCAGAGACAAATTATGAGGCATCGCATTGCGTCATACCTTGAAAGGTCACTGAGATATGTAGTGCCATCCGATTTGAAATTCTTTGACCAGGGCGAGCCTGAGCTTTATGCTGTATACGACCAAGCTACAGAGGTGTACTACACCATGCTTGATCGCGGGGAACGCCCTGGCTATGCTCGTTCGGTGCTGCCTATGGGAACATACACCGTGTTCCAGATGAAAATGAACCTCCGCAGCTTGCTCAACTTCTTCGACCTTCGATGCAGTGACCACGCTCAGCCAGAAACAGCCAGCTATGCCTGGGCAATGCAATCATTGACAAAGAGCCACTTCCCAGTTACAATGGAATGGTGGTGGAATAAAAGCAAGGGAGATAAAAATGAAATTAAGTGAACTGATTGCTGACCTGCAAGACTATATGGAAGATCTTGGCGATGTAGATGTGATAGTTGGTGTTTCAAAGAGAGTAGACGACGAAACAGTGAAAAACACGACTGATGAATGGGAACATACTGCATACGAACCAACTTTTCTGGATGAAAACTGGGTTGAACCACCTGCGCATTACCTAGGTGACCCTCGGATGGTAAAGATATGGTTCTCAGAGCACCCATCACGAGTTATAATCTGGACGCACCCAGACAAAGTAGAGCCATTCTAACATGTGTATAACAGCCACAATGGGGGTTATGGGCACGATGATGTCTTTGTTGGTCTTGATGGCAATGTTGAAGACAAAGTGTATTCTACATACTGGATCTAAAGATAGGGGTAAGCATGATTCATAGAGATATTCCAGAGCCTGGAGAAAGATTTCGTGGCAGAGAAGTGGATTATGTCGGTATTGTTCAACCACTTATGGCAGATGCCATTGAAAGACAGGGCTACGGCTTTGTGTTCATAGGATGGACGGTTGATGGCGAAACGTACAGTAGCGACAGCTGTGGTGGATTGCATGTGTATGTTAAGTTTAAGCGTGAGCGATGTTAGGTGAGTTGATACGAATTGGGAACGGTGTATAAGTTATGAACAGGATATGCACAGGATATGCACAATCTTACACTTCTTAAAGATTCCCTAGATCTACGTTCTTAACTTAACACTTTCCACACTAATCACATCTCATTACACACTATTACCACAACACAAACAGCACATATACCAACAGAATCGCAGCTCTTACTAAAATACATAACACATGCTATCAACAAGCCTACAACACACATCAATTAACACTTACACAAGTCTGTCAAAAGCTACCAAATACTACCAAAAGCTATCATGTATGCCATGTGCTAAGTGCAATATGCTTAGCACATCATCATTTTGCAATAAAAAGCAACATAAAGTTCACAGAAAAGCCATTTTTCATAAATAAATCGACTAATAGCGCGGAATACGGTCGTTTTATCGAAAATAAACACGAATACTTCTAACTACACATCATGACATCAATTTTCCTTGAATGATACAGATATTCTGTGAAGCAACACAAATAACACATTGTATGATTACAATTATCATACGAAGAGATCGAGATCGCTAGTGTATATTATATGTCTATATATATATTATAGAGTAAAGAATATTATATATAGATCTATATACTATATACACTGTCAATCGAATGTTGCGAGCACTTAGATTTGCTATTACAATCAACGACATCAACGTTTATCCTCAGCAGTCAGTGTCTAAATCATCAAAAACACTGCTCTTGTGCACCAGGATAAGCTCTGTGGCGATATGCATTGAGTACAGGTCATATACGTCATAGAATTGTGTATCGTTGATTAGAGGGTATATGTTCGTGAAATGTAATATTTGAATGAGGACATAGCATCACACAGCATTGTTCTACATGCAGCACAATGCCGTTTAGACGTTGGTAATGTGTATATGACATGATGTTGAAACAAAGAGATGGGAAACGTGTTTCAGAGGATACCCCAAATAGACAAAGGACAGCGCAGGAATTGCAACTGTCCTCTGCCTTTTTGGGGGGTATCTGAATTGTATCATAAAGAGAACGAATAGTCAAGCGTTAATGTTGTCCTAAAGGTCTCACTTGATGTTGATGTTGAGATTGTATGAATATATACGAAGTATATATTCATGAAAATATACATATATATATCTAGATCATATAATATATAGTAATCATATCTTATAGATCAACGCCCCCCACCAGGTAGATCAACCCATATCTCTTTTATACTCCAGAAAATTACCCTTGTCAAGTAAGAAATTCATAAGAATGCTTATTTCTAACATATCTCTTATATTCGATGTCTTGTAGTATAAGAATAGTGTTAGAATCAAGGGGATGTGTTGATGAGGTGGAGATGTTGTGGTATAGTAGATAAGTGTAGTGAAGAGAGAGATAGGAGGGGGGAGAGGGACACTAAACGACAAGCAAATAGCACAGCTGTGTGACAAACAGCAACCAATGATTTCTCCATTCGTCTCTCACCAAGTCAGCGATGGAATATCATATGGTCTGTCATCAAGCGGTTATGATATTAGGCTTGGTGAAACGTTCAAGTTTATGATCCCGTCTGACGAAGTTTTGGACTTGGCACATGTTGCTGAAGACGACTTTCAGGTTGTTCATAGAAAAAATCACATTATTCTTCAGCCAGGGCAATTTGTACTTGGACACTCTATAGAATATTTAAGAATACCAAGAAACATTATGGTAGAGTGTTTGGGAAAATCTACACTTGCCCGTGTTGGTATATTGCCATTATTAACGCCAGCAGAGAGTGAATGGGAGGGATACCTCACACTTGAATTGTTTAACGCTGCTCCTAGGCCCATCAAGCTGCGTGTTGGAGAAGGTGTGGCACAGTTAGTCTTCAGATGGATAGACGAGCCAGCTGTATCGTATGCTGATAGAAACGGCAAATACCAGGGACAGAAAAGGGAGCCAGTCATTTCCCGTGTTCGCGGACAGAATGTTGAGTATTGGAAAAACGTGCTTGCTGACTTGCATGATATTGCAACGCTTGAAACCATGATGTCCCCAGAGGAGAAAAGAAAACATGACGAACTATTTGGAATATGATCCAGATTATGTGACACCTCCGTTTGAAACGTTGCGTGAGGTGCTTTCTGACGCCAACATGAACAGGCTCGATCTTGCTGGAATGCTTAATGTTTCTCCGTTTGCAGCAGATATGGTGTTAGATGGACGAACGTCTATAGACAACATGATTGCCGACAAACTAAGTGTCGGGCTTGGCATTCCGAGTGAGTTTTGGCTTGAACGCCAGCACCAATACGACATCTCTCAGGGTGATCTCCCAGGCGGTAACTCAATCATTGTTTCTGGAAGTGCGCATGGTTGCATTGTTCCCCCAAGTTCTGCGTCATGTGGAGAATGTGGCAAGACAAAAATCAAACGAAGTTCTAACTTGCCTTCTCCAGACGATTGGGTATAATATTGCGTAGATAGAGGTTCTTTGAATAGATGGCAATTTTGGCTCAATAGACAAATGGAATGGAGATAACAGTGGGCTTGGCAATTATCTTATTGATCTTGTTGATTTGGGCATATATTGCCATTCGTATTTACAACAGCGCTGAGCATTTTAACATAGATGGGGTTGGTTCTGTTAAGGTTGTACCGATTAGACTTACGTTTAGAGATGTTAATATATACAAATTAAAAAGAAGGCTGTGCAAGTTTAATTATAGTATTTCTTATGACGTTGTCCGTTCTGGTATTACACCGCATTGCCATGTGACCATAAGACCAGAACACTTGTACGATAAAGTAGCCTTAGAGGCATATCTTCTTGGCAAAACTGAAGCCGTCAAACCAGAAATTAAAGCTACAATTACCATTGTTCGCATTGGCCATCACAGCATGACGTTACATTCAAAAAAGTTTGACGCCTGCGATTACGAGCGTGTTGATAGTTTTGTAGATGAACTGAAAGTTAATGGTGTAATGAAACGGACAACAAGCGGTTGGTGCTATACTCCAGATAAGTTGTGGGGTGTCAATGTTATTTTTGAACATGATGTTAACGATGCTGTACGTGGATTGGTTGAGCTTGGGCCAGTAAAACATAGAAGCTACATTTATTATAAACAAGACTTTAGTGTTGAAAGTCCAAATGATTGGGTATAATTGTGTTAACTGGGTGTAGCGCAGATGGTAGCGCGCCTCGTTTGGGTCGAGGAGGTCGTTGGTTCAAGTCCAATCACCCAGATTACGGGCAGAAGCACAATGGAGGTGCATTTCTCTCATGAAGAAATTGAAGGTAGTTCGATTCTACCCTGCCCGATTTGCCAACGTAGCTTGCGTGTCTATAAAGCGATCTTGCCGTTGGCAACAAGCCTGCTTAGCTCAGAGGACAGAGCAGGAGTCTTCTAAACTCTTGGTCACAGGTTCGAATCCTGTAGCAGGTGCTTTGTCTTTTTAAATTGTGGCGTGCGGAAGACGAGGAGGACTAAAACAATGAACGTTTACGGTGCCATGAAGAATGAGCTTAAAAATGCGAAAACCGCTGGCGACCCTATTCCTCACTTCGACAAGTTGGCGCACCTTGCGCTTGGCGCGCTTCCACTTGGTGAGGATGCGGTCGATCTTGAATGGACAAAGGATCGTGGTGAGTATGATTTGTGGTACTGCCGAGGTGAACACCATTTAGCCAACGGTATTAGAATATCCGTTTTGGGAAGCTTTCACCGAATAGGATTTCACATTTATATTACCTACTATGCAGGACCCGCCGATGAACTTTTTACACGTGCATTGCACCACAATACCATGTGGGTATGGGACGATGCTCGTGCCCCGACGATCAAGATGGCAAAGCTGGAAGTCGAGGAGGAGTGAAACGGTGGAAGAAAAACCCCCTGACGCAAAACTTATCGTTGAGACCCTTAAGGGTCTTGGTTATACTATTGAGCGCAAGCAATATGACCACGGATGTTGGTGGGCAGCTTATGCTCCAAGTGATCTTGGTGGACAAAAAGTCTTAGAGATTGAAGCTATTAGCGAAGATAACGGAGATGAGGTTATGCGGGGATCTGTCTACTTAGCCAACTTGAGGGCATTGGCGCTGCTTGGCCGCCTTGGTCTCGCTTGTGTTCTTGCCCTTGTGGCACCACACAACAAGTGGTAGAATATATACAAGCTCGCGTAGCTCAATGGTTAGAGCATTCGGCTCATAACCGACAGGTTGCTGGTTCGAGTCCAGCCGCGAGCATGGGTTTAATTAAGGTTAGGAGGTATAATGAGAACAGAAAAGGACAACCTGTGGGTATTTAAATGGCCGCGTGGCTTCTCTACTAGGCAAGCCCTTGTAACAGCAAAAAGTGAGGAGGACGCACGTAAAAAATTTGAAGACATGTTAGGAGGTGATGATTTTCTGGTTAAGCCTGATCGATATGTCATATCCAGTCCCATAGATATTGGGGATCTGATGAGGTGTGGATTTAAGAATGTTGGGGTTGGTGGCGAGTACGTAAAATCGTCAAGTGATAATAAGTATTACTTAATGGACTATTAAAGGAGAAAAACATGAGTACATTAGGCAAGGACAATGCGGAAATAACTGGCCTTGAACCACAGTTGTCAAATAAGGAGAATGGCATGAGTACACCAAACAATGTGAATGCACCAGACACGATTGAAGCCTTAGATTATGTCGATCTTAGGAATCGCCCTTGTATTGGCAACCTGAAAAGTTGGAAGAGTTGGGAGCAGTTTATAGCAGACTTGGGTTATAACAACAAAATTGACAACGTCAAGTTCATAGATCACAACAAACTTGCAGGAAATGGATGGAACTCACCATGCCATGAATACATTCTTCAGTTTGATGACTTTCCAGGTGCTTACTATATATTTTACCAGTGGAAGCGCAATGGGGCTGGCAGAGCAGAATGGGCTTTTTACACTGACTCGAAGGGGTATCGCGTAGAAAAGAAGAAGAAGACCATTGAAGCTTGGTCGAGGCCAAGTAGCTAAATAGTACAACGCTCCGATAGCTCAGTTAGTAGAGCGCCGCCTTTGTAACGCGGAGGCCGTGAGTGCAAATCTCACTCGGAGCTTAGGCCCAGTGTCCGAATAGAAAGGTATACGCCTGCAAAGCGTTTTCATGTGAGTGCAAGTCTCACCTGGGCCTCAAGGAGGATAAATGAAAGAATACGATGTCGTTTACTACAAGTCTGAACCTTGGCAAACATCCTTTTTAGCGTCCATTAGGGATTGTGTTCTTTATCCAGCGAAATATTTTGAGATGAATGACGAAAGTCTGTCTCACATACAATCTAACATGAAGGACGATCCAATCGAGTTTGCTAATACCTACATTGAACGAAACCTCAGAAAGAGCATTCAACTGCTAACAGATAACATTTTTTGCGACATGAATGTTTTGGGTTGCGCAGCCTATTGGCTTTCCTCTCTTAAGTTAATGTGTTTTGGGAAGGGGGTTAGCCAAAGTGTTCATGCCTGTATTGGAACATTGTTAGAACTGATTGGTAATGTAGAGCTTGTATATCCAAGCGAGGCAAAGTATGGTACAATAAGATCATGGCAGTTTGATGGCAAAGCTAAGCCCATTGCCAAACAAAAGAGGATGACAAAGACAGAGAGGAAGTGGAGGGAAAAGATAGATGCCTGGGAAAGGGCAACAGGACAAAGACTCTAGCAATGTTTATTTTCTGGCCTGCGACAGTCCAGTCAATACAACGCTTGCGTTTTGCCTTAGGTTGTTAGTAAAATCCTGGGGTGCTGATAAGGCTTATTACGTCATAGAAAATAATGTTGTGGTGCTAAAAATTGTGTGTGAAGATGATGTCTGTCATGATATAGGCAAACGCTCTTCTGCACTGTACAAGATTTTTACAAACCTTTTAAGCGAAGATACTGTTGACGAAGCGGACCTTAAAAAATGGACGGAGAAAATAGATGCTTGGGAACGATAAGTACAGCTTAGTCTTAATCGATCCTCCGTGGAGGTTTCGTGTTTGGTCTGCTAAGGGTACTGGTCGCTCTGCTGAACAGCACTACCCTGTTCAGGGCTATGACTTTTTGATGAATATGAATTTGCGAGATCTGACGACTGACGATGCTGTTATGTTCTTGTGGACAACTACGCCACACAGCGTTGATTTCAAAAAGGTCAAGGTCGATGGCATTGATTATATAGTCAATCCAGTTGCCTCCCTTTTGCACAGATGGGGCTTTAGTGCTCGTACTAAAGTGTACTGGGTTAAGCACACTAAGGGCAAACCGCACCGCCCTGCTATGTCAATGGGTTATTATACACGCGGTTGTGTGGAGGAACTCTGGATTTGTGTCAAGAATGGCGGCAGTGCACCAGTGTCAGATCATGGTGTCTTAAATTTGTTGGATCATACTGTGTTATTGGACATACGCAGACAACATTCTGAGAAGCCAGACTCTCAATATGACATGATAGATGCGTTGTATCCAGACCGCGTTAACAGGTGTGAGATATTTGCAAGGAAAAAGCAACCTGGATACGATGTGTGGGGCAATGAAGTGGATTGCGATTTTGAGATCAAAGATTTTAGCGGAAATACTATTGAACCAGTGCCAATGGAGGAATAAATGAAGGAAACAATTCAGCGTGGCGTATGTGAATGCCCTGAGTGCAAGAGTGCTGTCAATGTCGTGCAGGACCCTGACAGCAGGGTGCTGTGGCTTGAATGCGAGAGGGAGCCAGAGGACCACTTCGATGCAGTAATGGGGGTGTTTAGACTGGAAAAATCAAATGGAACATATGGCGTGTCTGTTCGCAATCGTGTAGTGTGGCGATAGGCTAGGAGAAATAAAATGTGCAATGACAGTTATCCTGATGTGATTAATACGTCTGAGTGGTTTGGGAGTAACCAAGACTTTTGGCCTGCATCTGGATTTGATATTGAGGATGGACCAGAGGAAGTTGAGTTGGTTGAAGAGGGGTTGTGGACCGATGAAGGAAAATACTTCAAAAGGGAACTCATTATCAAACATGCTGATTACCCTGGGGCGTTTTACAAACTTTATGTTACTCTTTCTGGTAGTTACTTCACAGATTATCATTATAATACGTGTGACAAAATGATACGTGTTAAGAAAGTTGAGAAAATTATTCATGTGTGGCAATCTGTTGGAGGTTCAGAATGATTTATGCAAGAACGGTTAATGGAGATGGCGTCTGGATAAATCCTCGAAACGTTACGCATTTTATGGAAGATGACAAGAGTATATATATCGTAACGACAAGCTGCTCTATACTTCTTGATGGTTGTTCTCAAGAAAAGCTGCGCTACCTGAGACTCGCTATAGACGCCAACAATGCTGACACGTCGTTTGAAATTAATCAGGGCATGAAGTTTCACAGCCCTTGGTGGAAAGAGCGGAATTCTATTGACTCGTGTGACGCGATGTGCTATACTCGTTTTAGTAAAGATACTATCCAGGAGGATAAATAAAATATGTTTCACCAGTTGATTATTGTAGGAAACCTCGGTAGTGACCCAGAACTCAAGTACCTTGACAATGGAACTGCGGTTGCAAACTTTTCTGTGGCCGTTAACGAAGTCTGGTATAAGGATAAGGAAAAGAAAGAGCGCACCACATGGTATCGTGTTAATGTCTGGCGAAGACAGGCAGAGACGTGCTCTGAATATTTGTCAAAGGGAAGTCAGGTAATGGTCGTTGGTCGCCCATCAGCAAATGCCTGGGTAGGCGCTGATGGCGAACCGCGTGCACAGCTTGAGCTTACGGCACAAACCGTGAAGTTTATGGGTGGGCGAGGTGGTGGTGATGATAACTATCGTGATGTAGATAACAATCATCCGTCTGCGATGGATGGATTTGAATTCTAGGCCTCCTGGTTTCGAGTTGGAAGGGGTGTGGCTAATCACCACGCCCTTTCTGGCTTTCTGTAGGTTGCTGTTCCTGGGATAAGGAACTTCCTGTTTTGTGTCAATTGATATGCCATTTCATCTGACAGCCCTGGTATCTCTACGGTTCCGAATTGCTCTAAATAATCCAATGCCCTCCTCAACCTTGATATAGAAAACCTTATGTCGTCCATTTCGTCAACAAAAGGCACAAGGTTAGCCTTTTGACTATTACAGTATCTACATGCTGGCAGTACATTCTTTCTAGTTGTGCCGCCGCCCTTTGACACTGGTATGAAATGCTCTAGGTCGCTTGCTGGGTGTGTTCCACAGAAGCAGCAGAAAAATGAAAAATCTCTGAGTGTGTCAAACCATTCTGAAAGCGTTAAATCAGAGCGAAGCCCTAGCTTTCGTGTTCGCCTGTTGGCGTTATTGACTATTTTATTGTAGTGCTTAATCATTGGGTTGCAGTCGCAAACTGGACAAAAGACCTTTTTTCTTCTCGTTTTTCTGTAAAACGTTGATCCGCAAAACCTGCATGTATTGGCAAACTTCTGTGTTCGAGACACCTTGACATGTTCTCCTTTATGTGATAAGATCTTTTTGGTATTATATCATCTATTATTGGAGTATGCAATATGAGAATTTTTGTTACTGGCATCACTGGTACCTTGGGCAGAGCAATGATGATGTTTTCCAGGCATGAGATTGTGGCTGGGTGTGCAAGGGACTGGCATAAGTTTGACGAAATTCAGTCTTTATCACAAAATTATCCCAAATTACCCAAATTTCATGCTTGTGATATTCGGGACACGGATGAACTGACAAGAATATTCAAGGAGCACGATATTGATGCTGTAGTAAATGCAGCCGCAGTTAAATCTGTTGGTGCATGTAACCGCAATCCATATTATTCGCATTCTGTAAATGCAACTGGCGCTGCTAATGCTAGCTATGCTGCTGTTGCCGCTGATATTGGGAAGTTCCTGCAAATTAGTAGCGACAAGGCTGTGGAACCAGTAAATATATATGGAATGCAAAAGGCTGTTGCAGAGCGACTGGTATTGGCAAATAAAGGCTTGTGCTCGCAAGTTATAAGGTATGGGAATGTCCTTGGTAGCAGAGGAAGTGTTTTCTGGAAATGGATTGATCAAATTAATGCAAGTCAACTTCTAACGATAGTTGGCCCCCTACCTATAGTAACTAGGTATTGGATGACGTTCAGAGAAGCAGTAACTTTTATAGACAATGTCCTTGAGATGGACAGTGGCCTGTATGTTCGTTGTATGAATGCTTCTTCTATAACTGCGCTTGCAGAGGTGTTATTCAAAATGGTTTCTGGTGACTTGGCAACACTGAATGTGTTAGGTGGTGTGAGATGGATTGGCCTTGGCCAAGAGGAAAAACAACATGAAAGCCTGATTAACCAAAGGGAGGTCAAGGTGCTTGAGTTGGTAAACGAGATAATCGCTATCTATAAATGTGGGAGCGAGGAAACAGATTTACCACATGTGGCCATGCGTTCTTCTGAAGACGCCGCGATGTTTGGCATTCCACTTGAAAAAATGGTTGATGAGGTGTATAATGATCATATCGCAATGTTCGGGAGGGAAGGCTAGGCCAATGACATACTATATCGCTGAGTTATGCAGTAATCACAATGGTGACATTCACAGGGCGCTTGAGCTAATTGAGGCTGTCAAGGATGTTGGGTTTGACGCAGTGAAAACCCAAATGCTTTCTAAGTGGGAAGACGTCTACTGTGAAAGATATGCAGTTGAGAAGTACAAGTCTAATCCGTATTATCCATTTACGCCAAACAGTTGGCATCCAATGCTTTGCGAATACACACATGAGCTTGGGATGGACTACATTGTTACTACACTGAATACAAATAATCTTGATAGAATAAGTCAAATGAAGTGGTCTGCTGGACAAAGCATTGATTACATCAAGTTTGGCAGCTATGAACTGTTGAACTATAAAATGATGCGAAAAGCCACTAAGATTGTGTCGTCTGAAAACTCTGGGGTAAAGGGCATCATTGTGTCTACTGGGGCCGCCACAATGCCAGAGATTATGTCCTCCCTGTCTTTGGGTGGGGCACTTGATTTACCTGATGGCAAGTTGTCAATATTGCATTGTGTGTCTGCCTATACAACGCCAGAGGATCAAGTTAATCTTCTTGCCATTGAGGCACTAAAAAGAGCGTTTCCTGGAGTTGCAATTGGCTATAGCGACCATACTGCAAACGTCAACGTTGTAATACAGGCCGTGAATCTTGGTGCCGAGGTTATAGAGGTTCATTTCGATTTAGATAGTATTGGGAATGAAAATGGGCATTCTTATTTTTTGGATGACCCCTATGGGTATTCAAGAGACGCTAGAAACATTATTAATATGACGCCAGACAATGAATTTGAAAGTCAGAGAGACGAACGCCTTGGCGATGGCTATAAGTTTCCGCAAGAATGTGAAAGAGACGAGGTTTATTGGCGTGCTGATCCGCTTGACGAAAAGCGACCACTTCGTGCTGTTAGGGGCGTGCTTTAATGGCTATCATGAAGGTATATGACTGGAACGGCATATGTACATTTCAGAAAAAGTGGCGCAGCTGGAAGGCGCTTGACGCATTAGGCATTCAGAGGATGAAAGAATCTGATGAGGTTGCGTGTGTCAAGATCTGGGAAAACGACGATATGTCAGATGTGCCAAATAAAAGGATGAAGCCAGGATATGCTCATTAATAAATCATCGTGTTTAGCGCGTTCGTCCTTGTACAATGCTATAGGCCAACAAACATATGGCTATTGGGGTGCTGTAGAGGTTGGCGAAGATGGGAATAAGTACAAGTCATGGCAGATGGGCCATTATGGTCCCGTGCTTGGTTTTCATCATCCCAGGAACATACCAGGGACACCAATCTTTATGGGCAACGGCTCACTGGGGTCGTCTGGGCATAAACTTGAAAACAGGCTTGCTGGCATGGTTTGTGACATTATGCCACATGTTGAAGCTGTTTGGCTAAGTCAAACTGGTGGTAACGCCTGTGAGGCTGCTGTACGCATTGCTCGTGCAGAAACGGGCAGGAACAGGGTTGTCTCATCTGGTTATCACGGAATGAGCAGTAGCTTTATACGGCCACCCAGAGATGGTGGTATTACTTATGGAACGGCTGAGGGCACTCGCTATGTGCCATATCGCGACTCTGAGGAGCTGAAGCGTCGTCTGGACAGTATGGCCGCGTGTTGGATTGTGGATCTGTCGATGGATGATGGAACTGATGATTTCCTGGATTGGTTGAGGCTTGGCATTGACCTATGCACAAAATCTAGCATACCAATTATTCTTGACGAAGTAGTAACTGGGTTCAGACTTGGCTTGCGTGGTGCAGTTGAGTATTACGGAAAAGTTGGTATTGATATAAACCCATCTATGGTTGTATATGGGAAAGCGTGGGGTTCACCTGTTTCCGTGTTGGGTGGACAAATCGATTTTATGCAACACCTTGCTGATGATGTGTATTCTTCATCAACGTTTTCTGGGGACCCATTTGCAGTATCTATAGCAATAGCCTTTCTTGAAAATGTCACAAGGTTTGATAGCGTATTTGAAAAAATATCCAAGATTGGACACAGCCTAAAGGAAGGACTTCAGGACCTTGGCTTTGGAACAGTTGGGCAAGACACTAATTTTTCAATAAGGCTGCCCAGGGATGAGCGAAAGAGTTTTGCCAAGCACATGTTCGATAATGGCATTATCATGTGGAATAGAAATTATGCGACAGACGCGCATAACAAACTTGATGTGAAAACAACATTGGAGAAAGTTAAGACATGGGAAAAGAAATAAAAGCTGATGGTCTTATCCGCTGTGATTCTACTGATTGGTTAGCCCAGAAGGTTACTTTTGGCGAATGGACATCTGGTAGCTTTAAGCCAATAGGTGAGAGTTATATCATAGGCGGTGACCCACGGCCATTTTGCCCTGACGAAAAGCGGTATCGGGTTTTTGTCAAGACATGTGATGGTTGCATATCAATTATGGCTGCATCATCAATGGACTATGATTATGTTGCCAAATTAGAAGTTGTTTTGGACAGTGCTGTTGATCTTGCGATTGCCAACGCTATAGAAAGTTTGGGGTATGTGGAGGTAACAGATGGATAATCTCGTTCCAGGCGGTGCGTCGTTAGACAGCAGGACGCTAAAGTATCGCCCATTAGATGGCGAGACGTTAATTTGTGAAGGTGTACACGAAACTGTGATTGCAAGTGACGGTTCTGAATATCCGTGTACAAGTTGGGTTATGGGTCAATACGGCCCATTGCTTGGATATAACTACTGGGGTGGCGTAGAGGCCAATCCATGCGGTTCGTTTCGTTCACCGCTAGAAAGTCGCGTCGCAAGGCTTTTGATAGAGGTGTTGCCTTGGGCAAACACGCAGGATCACATGGCGCGTTTTGCCCTAAGTGGAGGTGATGCAACAGAAATGGCTGTGAAGCTGGCCATAGCTTATACCAACAGAGAGAATGTTTATTCCTATGGCTATCATGGCTCATCTTTTCTCTGGGCAGACTCAAAGTATGGAACTCAAGCGCAGTTCAATAAAAACAACAATATACTGAAGCTGGATAAACACTCTTTGCAGTGGCTAAGAAATACAAAAATGGCTGGTTCAGTAGCCGCTATTATTGTTGAAGACGATGGCAAAATGCCATATAAGGAATACAAAGAATTTTTGACACAATGCAGAGAAGTGTGCGACAAGCTCGGAGCATTGTTAATCTTTGACGAGGTGGTGACTGGGTTCCGTTACGGGATTGGCGGTGCGACTGAGCATTATGGTGTCATACCAGATTTGGCCTGTTATGGTAAGGCGCTTGGCGGTGACGAACCCATTAGTGCTGTTGTTGGCAACAAAGATGTAATGTTAATGCTCTCACCCTTTCACGGGAAACATGTTCATTTCAGTAGGACATATTTTGGACACCCGCGTGGTTTACGGGCGGCACAGTTAAACTTGAAGTATTATAGAGATCACCCAGAGCTTTACGATCACATTTACAGTGTTGGTGATACACTTATGTCAACGTTCAATGGCCTTGCGAACGAAAACTATATTTCTTATCGCATTGTTGGAAACAACCCAACGCGAACATGGTTTGATGTGCCAGACAGTGTTATGAAAAAGTTTAGTATGGAATTGCTACGGCGCGGGCATCTAGTGTGGCGTCCAAACTTTGCAACACTTATACACACCAAGGAAGATGCCATATCGTTGGCGAAAGAAGCAGTAGAGGTGTTAAATGAAATGCGTAACTCTTGAAGAGGGCAAAAGGATATTTGAAGAAGTCAAAGTGTTGTTTAAGAGCGTTTACGCCAAGTTGGTTCCGTGCGGTGATGTCTATATGTTACATGAAAACGTTATGGCTGTTACCGCACTTGGACTTCCTTACGGGCACCTCAAGCCTTTTACCTCTTACACCTGGGCACATATAAGGGGTGCTGTGCAAGACGCTGGCATAGAGGCTGAATTTGAACTTGACTACAAGCGAAAGGTAATGAGAAAGGGGCAGATAGTAAGAACAAAAATTGATGGCGTTAAGGTTAAGATTGTTACTCCCCCGTCTCAGGTTGGGTGGGGAGGCGCAAGGCTTAGACTGTCGTCTTCCAATGAATTTTGGAGGACACTTATATCTAATAGAATGTACGGCGGCTGCTTGAACGACGACTGGCGTGTTGGGCCAAGAAATGTAAAAAATTATTGGGGCGTCAGAGAACTGGTCATAAGGGAAAGGGCCACTAATGATGTCGTGTCGAGAAGTCCTCATAAAGCTCTATTTACAGAGATAAATTTTTTTGATATAATGGACATGCCATTTATTGGTCCTACAAAAAGAGATGATGTTTCGGCCCTAAATCCATATAGAGAAGGATATTGGTTATGAAAGTGGATTTTGTTGTTTCATATGACACTTGCTGTGGTGGCGGTCATGCGGCAAGGTGTGAACCTATCGTTCAAGAGATGAGAAATAGGGGCCATGACGCATGGCTCTACAGGCTAAACGTGGATCAGGTCTTTACCCCAGATCACGATACAGATGCTGTCGTGTATGACTGGTGGAAGGCCGACGGAAGATACTTTCTTCCGCTAACGATATATTATAGCGAGCTTGTTGATAGCGTGCAGGACGTTGTGGTTGATAAGAAGTGGTTTCAGAACACAAGGTCTGATGGTTATGTGGCAGTTGCGTTTGGTTCCTCTGATGTTGATGATCTTGGTAACAGCGTTCTTGCCGAACTTGCAACGAATTGGCCTACCATGAAGTTTATGCTTGGGAGGGGTAATCTTGTGCAACAGGATTACGAGATACCTAAAAATGTCGTTGAGATTCCGCATCAAGCGTGGTATAATGTCGTTGGTCACAGTGCAGTCGTTTTGACTGCGCCAGGGCGCATTGCCTATGAGGCCAACGCCATGAGAAAGCCAGTTGTGTTGCTGGCGGTGGATCAGAAAAGAATGGATGATGCCATGTTAATGTTAGAGCGTGGTGTTGCACAAGAGGTGTTTTTTGTAAACGAAGATATGCGATGGGAAGACTTGGCCGACGTAATTGACAGATTAATGTACAATAGACCAGAAAGGGTTGTCAGGAGTGACGCTGCGTGCAGGATTGCAGACAAAATTGAGGAGAAGGTCAATGCGTTCGTACAAGGGTAAGAAGATAGGTGTTTTTATTCAGGCCCACCATACAGACATTGTTGATGACATGAGTTGGCTTGATGTTCTTGACAAGTCAAACTGGGCACCAGGAGCATTTGACAATTCTTGGGGTATGACGATTTGCAGTGACTTTGGTCCAGAAAATAGCATCTTCGATTATCTCGGCAATATATGGGATATAGCAAGCCGCCACTTTTTACCAAACAAAGATCTTGTTGGTCAAATGAGGGTTTTCGCAGAATCATGCAATTACGATGTTATTGTCAGAACTATTTTTCCAAGGTTTTACTCGTCTCAGGAAGTTATTGCTCAGCAGATAAAACTCCTTGTTGATAAAGACCTAGACTACGTTCATCTTCCACATAGCTGGAACGTGAACGCTGGTGCTGACGTACTTTCACGCGAGGCGGTTCAGAAACTTGCGTCACATGAACACGAAAGCTCCGTGAAAATGAGGCCGTGGAACTATATACTGCATCATGATGATGAGTTCAAATCAGCGCCGTGCTATCCAAGGGAATACGGCGATATAATGTCAGTACAGGAGATTAGAAATAAGCCAAGCTGGTTTGAGAGGCACGACCTTGGAAATTACGGTAAATATAATAAGTTCTTGAAGCTGGCGTCTGAGCACTATGACGTTGACTGGTTTGATCTTGCACTTGATGCAGCCTGTGGCACGGGAAGTGGCACAAATGCAATGAACAAATATGCGCGTGAAGTTGTTGGTGCTGATATTGATTTTTCTCATTGTAGAAGTGAGGGCAATCACCTTGTGTATTGGGATATGGAAAGGAACACGTTGCCAGATGCACTTATCAACAAAAAGTCACATGGTGGCTTTGATCTCATTGTGTCGTGCCACACGCTTGAACATCTTGATGAGCCAGAGGTTGCGCTATGGCACCTATGGACGATGCTAGGCGAAAGTGGGCTTTTAATTCTTGAGGTCCCTTTGGAGAAGCAATTTCCGTGGGGTGTGCCAGTTATGCCATCACACAAGCAAAATTGGCAAACACCACAGCAGTTTGTAGGCTTCGTTGGGGATCACGGCCTTCCAGTTGACATGGTTTGGGCTGTTACGAGAGGAGAACACTATGTAAAGATGGATTATGCGATGCAAAGCAAACTGCCGTTAGATGCAATTCAACTTTGGATAAAGGATAAAGGATAAATGGAAATTTTTATACAGGTCGATGAAGAAGGTGTTGTCTGTGAATTCGCAATGGGCACTAGGGGTGGAACGCACAGTATTAGTGCAAACACGTTCATAGATCCAATGTCTGTATGGGATGCTGTGTGCGAAGCCATAAATAACGTTGGCATGAATACGCTTGGGAGTAAAGATGATAAGACTGTCAATATACGAGAATATTGTGCACGGAGTACGCATGTTGACAGAGGTAAAGCTGGTGGACAGACGCAGACAACAGAAGAGAAGTGTCCTTGTGAGCAATGTAGTGATTGACGATCAGTTAATTAGACGGCTGTCTAACATTACAACACTTGCATGGAGAGATATTGATTTTGCAGTAGCGAAAGTAAATGAAATACTGAAGGAGTATTAAATGTATATTGCTAGACATATCGAAATCGACCCATCGTTGGGTGGTGAGGTAAAGAATGAGGTATACCAAGATGGTATTGTTGCTACAGATCCAGAGGTGTGGCTAAAGCAACACGCCCATGAAGTAATGGGTTCAATGACATACGATATTTCTAAAAATGATGATGGAAAGCCAGAGGCTACCAGATATTGTAGGCGGTCTGGTGTCGTTAAGATATTAAGAATTGAGGAACAATCTGACCGTACGCCCAGAGATGCGAGTGAGGATGGCACAGATGAAGGTTGATCGTGGTGCTGCTAATGGGATGACAATTGCGATGTTGGGTGCTGGCATAGAGGCTGCCAGCATCTATAATCGTGCACGGGAGCTTGGCTGTCGCATAGTGGCAATTGACATGGACCCAAATGCGTTTTGTGTCCAAGAGGCTGATGTTTTTGTAAAGGCTTCATGCTATGACGCAGACGAAATTATCAGAGAATTGTATTACAAGCAACTGATTGACGGGTTGGAGGTTGATGGTGTAATGTGCGCGGCAACCGATGCCGCTGATGTACAATGTCAAGTTGCACTATCGTTGTCTTGCAAAGCCGCTGTTCCAGAAGAACTTGCGATACTGAGTGTTGACAAAATGGGGCTTTATAGCACCCTGTCTGGATTGCAAAAGGCTGGTTATGTTAGTTTCTTGTCCCCGCCCAAGAAGCATGGTAATTTTTATATATATACAGCTAATAAAAGCAGGGGTGCAAAAAATGTACAGATACTTAGAAGCATTATTGTCTCCGAGGAAATAAAAGGAAAGCAGTTTAGTGTGGAGGGTGTCGTTGGTTCTCCGCTAATTGGTGTCGCAATGAGAAATTACGACAAAACCTTTGGCACACATCCAGTAGAGGACGGCTGTATTGGTCCTGTTATCAACAGCGATCTTTACCTTATAAACAAATTGGCTTTTGATGAGGTTGCTGACGTCTTCGGCGTAGAAGAGGGAGCCGCATTAAAACTTGACACCATATATGACGGAGAAAACATCTATGTGCTTGAGATAGCACCAAGGCTAAGTGGCGGCTACTTGGCGTCAGATATATTTGACGCCGTGTTTCCAGGAATGGACATTGTGGGGCACGCGATAATGCACGCCCTTGACATGGATCACGATGTTTCTGGTAATGTGTCATGGAATGGCAAGTGGTTTTCGCAACGCTACGGCTTTCCTAAAAACGGAACTATTGTACGTGGCCCAGAGCCATCCGTATGTTACGATGAAATGCCAATGCCGTCAACGAATAGCGCGGTTGGCGTTATGGAGGTCAAATATAAGAAGGTTGGCGATAAGTTTGATGGTGTTAAAAGCCACGGCGATAGGCTTGGAAGTGTGATAGTAGTTGCCAACAATGTTATTGAGGCAGATATGGCCGCCCGTGCTGGCGCTGAATATCTTGAGGGGACATATGAGTTTGAATAAAGATATGCTAGTTGTCTTATGCGCCCATATGAGCGCAAAGAGACGTCACGGAAAGATGATGGCAGACATAAATGGCAAGCCACTAGTTGAAAAATGGCTTGACCGATTGTTTTTTTTCGCTCCAGATGTTAGTGTTGCTATTGCAACAACAATTAACAGCTGTGACGACGTTATTGTTGAGGTTGCTAAAAAGCGTGGCATAAAGGTTGCGCGATCTGAGATGGGCAACCTTGTACACAACATGAACTTGGTGAGGCTCATGTTCCCAGATGTCAAGTACATCTTCAGGGGTCTTGGCGATTGCCCGTACATTGAGTGGAACAATGTAATATGGGCATATGAGCACATGGCATTACACAACATGGATGTCATGATACCAAAGTCTCTTCCAGCAAATGGTAAACGAAATTGGCCGCTGTACGGATCAGCCGAAAGCCCTTGGTCTATCAAGGCATGGGATATGATTGTTGAAAACAGCAAGTCTAAGGATGACCTTGAGCACGCTGGACAATGGATGTACAAGAACATTAATGACCTCAAGGATGCTTCAAAGATAAGGGTTGGTGTACTAAAGGACGACGATATTTATTGGCGTCCAAAGTATAGAGTTGAGGTGGATACAGAGAAGGATATTGAATGGCTAAGGGCAGTTGACAAAGAAATGCCAATGAAGTCCAGCAAGTTAAGTGACCTGGTGACTTGGCTTGATGAACACCCAGAGGTTGCTGAAATTAACTCAAGCGTACCGACCAAGACCATAACTGAGTTCCAGGGCGATCCTTTGGAAATACTTGAGTTTGAAAACCCAGAGCTTAAGGCGGTTGTAGAGGGTTTGTCTGATCATGACAAATGGATCTTGGCAGCAATATTGCAGAATCACCTACAACGCACAATAGGTGAGCACTATGGTGTTGCTCAGCAGACTGTATCTTCGTGGTGGCTGTCTTTAAAAGACAGTATTAGGGAAGAGATTGAATGTCACAGTAATGGTGATGATGATGACAACAATAAGGGACAACAGGTATCAAATAGATAAAAAACATTGCGCAATATGCAACAGAAGATTGTCTTCTAAAAGATTTTCTTTATGTGTTGAGTGCAATAAAGAATACGCTGGACGCCATGATGAACCCTGGTTAAGGACATTGATACGCATGGAAGACAACAGGTATCACAATGCCAACAGGCATCGGCAGAGCGGTTACGAGGTTGCCATGCCAGAGCAGGTTGATGGTGTTGATCTTCAGTATTTTACTGTCATGATGTACCCAGAGCCAGAAAGAAGTGGCTTGGCCATACACACTACTGGAAGGCAGATTCGTGGTTGGCATTCCAGGAGTTACTGGGAGCTTGAGGGTTATGGAATTGACCCTAACATGACAGACCCTCTTCTTCCTAATTCTCCATACTCATCCTGTAGACAGAACCATGAGTACAGAAAAGCAAATCACATCGATATGGTTATATACGATGCGTCATAGCATTACTCAAGAACAGATTAATAAAATCAAGATGCACATCATGGATTCCGCGACAAAGCCAACAGAAGCGGCGAGAATGGCTGGAGTCAACAGCGATATTTTCGAGGCTATGATGGATGATGCTTATTATGTCTCAGAACAAATTGCTTCTGGGGCCTTAGACAAAGATAGGCTTTCTGAATATGAGAAAATTGTATTATATCTTTATGACAGCATATCTTATGCAGAGGCGTTTGTTCAAACTGATTTATGGAATGTTTTGTGGTCTAGAGCAACTGGCAGAGAGACGCATGGGGATCCAGATTACGCAGAGAAAACACTAAGAATGCGGTTTCCATCACAGTTTGAGAAAACAACTAATAGTCGTTCTGCAAAAAACAAGAAGCAGCTCAAGAAAGATATTATGGAGCAAATGAGTAGGCTAAGCGAAATGGCGAAGGGAAGACTGGAGGATAAGCGGCTTGCCGAGAGCCGAACTGCAATGGATTGACGAAATGGATCCTGATGAACTTCAGGAGTTAAAAGCATACCTCGAAGATGAGCAGAAGCGCCTAGAAAACTACAGGCGCTTCTCTGCTTATCCCAACGATCCAGTAGGATATGCACACAATATCCTTGGCGTAAAGCTGTGGAGCAAGCAGATAGAGATTGCGAATGCTGTACAGAAATACCGTCGCGTACTTGTAAAGGCTGGGCATGGAGTTGGTAAGACGTTCTTGGCGGCGGCCCTGGTTAACTGGCATTTTGATTCATTTGATCCATCCTTAACTATCACAACGGCTCCAACGTGGCCACAGGTCAAAGATGTTTTGTGGAGCGAGATCAATGACCTTAGGCCCAATGACGCACCAGGGGAACCACTAACGCTACGTATTAAAGATGAGTATTCACCAAAACACCTTGCTTACGGTATGTCTCCCAAAGTATCTAAAAGCTCAGATGAAATGGGAAGTACGGCAATGCAGGGTCGTCACGCAGAGCACATGCTTGTTGTCCTTGATGAGGGGCCTGGCATTGCGCCAGAGGTATGGATGGGCCTAGACTCTATTGCAACTGGACAAAGCAACCATATCTTAGCTATTGGCAACCCGACTGTGTCTCATGGTTATTTTTATAATGCTGCACGGCGTGCCCAAAAAGACAACAGCTGGCATGTTATTACTGTGTCTACGCTAGAGCACCCAAACATTCAGGCACAACTTGATGGCAAACCACCAATTTTTCCAGGTGCTGTTACGTTGGACTGGATTGAAGACAAGTTGACCAACCCAATGTGGTGCCAACGTGTATCGATGAATGAAATTACCCCAGACTGCTTTGAGTTTCCTCCTAACAGTAATGAGTGGTACAAGCCCAAGCCTATGGCAGAAGCTAAGATGCTTGGCCGCTTTCCTACAACGCAAACAGACAACTTGTTCAACATTACGCATATTGAACAGGCGAGAATGAGAGAAACATACTCTGAAGAAGATGGCAGTACGGACTGGGATAGTCTTAACGACTTGCCACTTACAGTTGGCATTGATGTGGCAAGACATGGTGCCGATAAGACAGTTTTGTTTTTTAGACGTGGTTGGGTTGTATTTAAGTGTGAGTATTGGATAAAGGCAGATTTGGATGACAGTGCCAACAGGGCACTACACAGTATTTTAATGGTCGCAAACAGAGATGACAGAGTTACTGTTAGGATAGACGATGTTGGAAGTGGCGGTGCTATTACAGATATTCTATCCACCAAGGCACCACCAAACTGGGATATAGTTCCATACAATGGCGGGGCATCTCCAAATGTACCAGAACAGTATGACTACTTACGGTCTGAAACACATTTTGCCATAGCGCAAACCTTGGCTGACACACCAGTGGATCTTAGCAGAATAGAAGAAGAAGACTACGAAATGTTGCTAAGTGAGCTAACGAGCATCACATGGGATACAGATGCCAGAAACAGAAGGTATGTTCACAAAAAGTCTAAGATTAAATCCAGGATTGGGCGATCCCCAGACTTTGCAGACGCTTTTGTGTTGTGTATGGTTAACAAACCATATTATCACGCAAGCCCTAGAGGACCAAGAAGACCATCCAAATGGCGAAACCCGACAAAGAGTTTATTAGGAAGCGGAAGAAGGAATTTTAAGTATGCCTAGATTACGTGGCAGGCCAAGACGCGGTAAATTTCAAGAATACGGCAATTACGATCCGCACCGCTATGACAACCAGCTGTATGATGATTTCCTCCCGTCCCTTAAGGGCGCAAAGGGCCTTAAGACGTATAGGGAGATGCGCGATAACAATCCAGTGCTTGGTGCTATCGTCATGGCGATACAGCTAATGGCTATGTCTGTTGAGTGGAAACTTGAGCCAGCACCTGACGGAGAACAAGAATTTCAGTTTGTTGACGAGTGCTGGAAAGACATGACGCATTCATGGTCTGATACGCTAAGCCAGATATTCACCATGCTTTATTATGGTTTCAGTGTGTTTGAAATTGTATATAAATACAGACGTGGGCTTGATGCCACGACGCCAAGTAAATACGATGACGGGAAAATAGGGTGGCGTAAGTGGGCACCGTGGGATGCAGAAAGCCTTTATGTAGATGAACCTTGGGGGCTAGATGCACATGGCGGCTTAATGTCGATCAGGCAAGACCTACGTGCTGAGGGTGGTGAGCTAATTGACGTTAGTATAGAAAAGATGCTGCTATTCAATACTTATGGTGGTTCGGCAAGGCCAGAAGGAAGATCTGTGCTCAGGAACGCCTATGTTCCGTATTATTATGCAACAAGGCTTGGCGAAGTAGAGGCAATAGCCCTAGAACGCATGGGTGCTGGCTTCCCAGTGATCTATGCCTCAGACGAGGCAAGAGAGGATATTGAAAGCGGAAAGCTAGAGCAAATAGTTGAAGACATTCGCATTGATGAGCGTGGCGGTGTGGTATTGCCATATGCAAAGATGGGCCAGGGTGCCAAGGAAGGAAAGGGCATCAGGCTGGAGTTGCTTAACGCTGGCAGTTTTCAGGCTGGCACATTTCATGGCGTTATTGAACGTTATGAGCAAAGAATGGCTATGTCAGCACTGGCACAATTTATTTTTCTTGGTATGAGCGCAACTGGAACTCAGGCATTGGCAGATCGCGTTATTGATGTTCTGTTTCAAGCAATCGATGTTATGAACACTAGAATATCTGATGTCTTAAACAGATTTGCCATTCCAAGGCTGATGCGAATAAACGGAATGGACTTGACCAAGGCACCAAGGTTTAAACCAGCAAGCTCAATGTCTTATGATCTTGAGAAGATGGGGGCGTTTATTGGCCTTATGACAGACAAGGGCTATATCATGCCAACACAAAAAATCAGTGAGTTCATGCACGAACTCTCCAGCCTTCCATTTGATGAATCTGAATACCAAAAGGCTATAGAAGAAAAAGAGGCGCAAAAAGAAGCAATAATTGGAGGTATGCAAAATGATGAAGACGGATTGGATTCTGAGCCAGAGGGAGAATCTGAACCAGACACAGAAACGGAAGAATGATAAGTTTGCCAAGCTAGAGCAAGGCAAAGAGTTCCTTCTGTTTCCTATTGGAACATTTAAGCGTGGAGACAGAGAAATAGAGGTCACAGATGCCAGATTAGCACAAATGAGAGCTAACTTCGATGCCAATATCCCAGACATGAAAATACCAATTTGGGCTGGACATCCTGGCTTCTCAGAAGACCCGCCCAAGATTGGCAACGTTGCTGGTCTTCGGTATGAGCCAGGAGAAGGCCTTTATGTCACGCCAGAATACAACGAGGCTGGCATGGATATTCTGTCGCGTGGAGAATATGAATATGCAAGCGCTGAAGTGGTTTGGTCCAACTTCTTCGACACATTATATCAGAAAAGAGATGGTGAGGAAATCGACAACGTTTTAGTTGCGGTGGCCCTCACCAACCAGCCGTATTTCGGAGAGAACACGGCTGTATTCGCAGATTTAACGAGTAGGAGAGATATTATGGCAGATGAACACGGCAACAAGCCAAACGTTGAAGAGGTCGAGGTTATCGACGCTTCTGACGTTGAAGCTGAAGCGGTGCCGCAGCCAGACACTCCTGAAGGCTTTGCTAACCACGCGAGCGATGTTGACAACCTGCTGAGACGGCAGAACGAAAAGTTGGCACGCGAACGCGATCAGATGGAAAAGCGCCTTCGGGACATGGAGGCTAATTTTTCTGCGATGCAGCAGAAGATGCGGTTCGCCGAGTTACAGGCTCGCGTTGAGCACTTTAACGCTCTTCCAGACGCTGGCTTTGTAACAAAGCTGGTTTCTGGGGTTAATGATGAAATGGTAGAGGAAGTTTTTGGTTGGTTGGCCAAAGTCAATGAGCTTGCCAAGACAAACTTTCAGATGCAGGGTTCTACGGAAGAACCATCTAGCGACGGGGATCCAGAGCAAAAGCTGATTGATGCAATGAGATCGGTTGCAGACGAGAAGTTCAGTGGCGACCTGAACAAGGCGCTTGTATACATGAGCAACAAGCCAGAATACGCCACACTCATTAAGGAGGGTATGTAATGCCTACTGAAGGATGGCAGGCTACAATTGGGGTTTGTGCTTCAAACGCTTTGTATGCTTCTGATATGGGCTATTTTTTCGCCCCTAACGGGAGTGCGACAAGAAATGACGAAATTCCATATGTCGCCAAGGCTACTGGTGCCAGCAACCCAACGGCACTTGGAGTGCTTCCGTCACAGTTTAACCTTTCTTCGTGCCCTGGTGAATTCGTAAGACTTGTTTATATGGGTGAGGCAATTGTCAGAGCAAGCAATGGTCTTAGCACTGGTGATTGGTTTACTGTTCACACAAATGGCGCTGTTGTTGCGGCCTCTGGCGCGTCTTCGAGATACGGTCGTTACCTTGGGCCAACATTTACAAGTGGTTCAAAGTTGGGTACTGGTCTCATTTTGCCGCCACACTTTGATACTGATGCTGGCGACGGCATTGCGAGCTAGGAGGAACAATAATGGCTTATAATCCAACTTTAGGTAAGAATCAAATCAATGCAATTAACCGTGTCCTTAGCCAGCTGGCTACGGGCTACTCCAACATGCAGTACATTGCCGAACTCATTTTCCCAATGTTCAGATCCGATCAGCAGTCTGGTCAGTTCAGAAAGTTACAGAAGAACGACAGATTTAGACTGAAGGCGACTGCTCATGCTCCAGGCACCAAGTACTCCACATCGACGTGGGGTATGGGGGATCCAGGGACATATAATTGTGAGAACTATTCTCACGGTGAAAGATTGCTGGATCACACGCTTGACATCGCAGATGATGCCGCTAGACCGCTGATACGAACCACAACTATGGAATTGGCGATGGACGCACTGTTCCTGAGCATGGAAAAGCGTGTTGCCGACATGGTTAACACGAGTGGCAATTGGAGCAGCAACTCTGATACTGCGACAAACATCTTTGGCGCTCAGTTTAATGACGACACTGCTGAGGTTATCAAGGGTGGCCTTGATATTAGAGAAACGTTCAGAACACAGATGGGCGTGTATCCAAACACTGTTGTTATGGGTGCCAAGACGTGGCAGGCTCTCAGGAATCATCCAGATATGCTTGCTCGTGTAGAAGGTGGTGCGACCAACGGCCAACCAGCTATGGTCACCGTGCAGCTTCTTCAGGCTATGTGGGAGATGGAAAGAATCCTTATCGGTACAGCCATCTATGACACATCTGATCAGGGCGAGGAATCGTCAATGTCAGATATATGGGATGGCGATTACTGTTGGTGGGGTTACGTTGATGCCGCTCCAGCGTTCATGAATCCAACAGCTGGTGCGATTGTAGAATGGGTTCCAGACTATATCGGCGTTCCAAGACAAATCAAGGAATTCAGATATGACGAGGAAGGCTTTACCAAGATGGTTGCCGAGCACTTTGTTGACGAAGTGGTCGTTAGCTCTGAGGCTGGACTCCTCGTATCGGACTGCTTAGCTTAGTATTTAATGTCGTACGCATCCGCCTCTGATGTTGCTGCCATAGTCGGAGAAGGAGTCATATTTACGGACGCCGACTATGGTGGCACTGGCGCAAGTAATTTTGCCAGTGACACTAATCCTTCACTGACCGTTGTAAACACATGGTTGAATGTCGCAGATCAGCAAATAAATGCTGTTTTAGCGACACGCGGATATACGGTTCCAGTCGGAAGTGACATAGCATTTTATCCATTCCTGACTATCACAAGCGCGCTGTATGCCGCATGGAGAGCAGAGGATAGGCAAATATCTGCAACGATCTCCATAGAGGAAAGAACCAGGGGGGAGTTGAGACGAAAAGAGTATCTTGAAAACCTGGATATGTTAAAGTGCTCAAAACTCAGTGAGCTTGGCCTTACTTATAACACACATGTCAAGATAACTGGACAAAGCAAAACCGACAAAGAAGAGCTTCTTGACGACTCAGATCTTGTGCAGCCTTCGTTTAGGAAAGATCAGTTCGACTACAATTAATATATTGGTATTGACATAATATTAAGTCCGATCTATAATTAGGTCGGACTTATTTGATTCGGAGGAAACATGCAAGAGAACAAGTTGAAGTTAATGTTTTTGTATGCTGATGATATTAGAAACGCCAATGTCTCTCAGTGGAGATCCAGAACACCAGCAGACAGCATAAACATAACTGGTGGTGGCAACATCCTTGAAGCTCAGGTTATTCACCTAAACTCGGCAGCGCGTTGGAGAGACCCAGAAGTTGACAGGCTGATCGGAACTGCCGATATTATCATTATGGAAAGAAACGTCTTTGATAAATCCATTATGGAGGCAATGGATCGTTTTAGGCTGCGCGGGCAGGTTGTCTTGGTAGATTTGGATGATCACTACACTGCCCTGCCGCCGATTAACCCAGCGCACCAGTACTGGGTCAAGGGCAGATCTGGATTGCCGTACGACACTGTTGAAGGTCTAATAGAAGGTGTCGTAAATCACAGCGACGGTGTCGTTTCACCATCGAAGGTTTTGTTGGAATCTTGGAAGAGATTTGATGCAACACTGCCAGTATTTCATCTTCCAAACTTTGCAGACCCGCGATCATATAGAACCGTTAGACAAAAACAAATCGGCGCGCCAGACGTTATGTTCGAACCGCACAATAGGCCAATAGATGCAGATGTGATGCACCAGCTTATGCAGGACAACATATCTGCCTATCTTCCATCGTGGGGCAATATGCCAGCAAGATCATTCGTTAATGCAGTGTCTCATTTGGCAGATCAAAGACGATTTGATGTAGCTGAAAGAGATGGAAGCGAACGCCAGATCATCATTGGATGGGGTGGAAGCTCTGGTCACCTTGACAGCTTTTATCTGAGCAACATTGTGCCAGCGCTTGAGCAAATAATTGAAGAGACAGACAATGTTATGATTAAGATTTGCGGTGGCGACACAAGAATTATTGATGGTCCACTTGGCAACGTACCAAAGGATCGTATTATTCACCAGGGTTATGTAAACAGCTACACATGGCCACTGGTTGTGTCTACGTTTGACGTTGGTATTGCGCCACTTGAGCTTGAACCAATAGATGACTTTGGCTATTCGTATGATGAGCACAGATCGTGGATTAAGGTTCTGGAATACATGATGGCTGGTGTACCATTTATTGCAACAAACGGCGCGCCATACCAGGATAAGGACAGCTACATCCCAAGTGCAGCACCCAAGCTAATGGCAAACTCGTTTGGTCATTTAGTTGAAAATACACAATCTGCATGGTATAATAAGTTAAGACAGGTTATTGATAACCTAAGTGCGGAGAAGGAAAAAATGCTAGGCGCAATGAGGCATGCAAGGCAAAATCTTACAGCATTTGCCAATCAACATCGTTACATAGCGTTTGCTGTAAATGCCATGAAAGTTAAGCAAACACGCCAGCTTCCATCTGCACCAGCTACAAGCACATACCAGGAGATGTTTAATGACAGACAAGAATCGTGAGTTGCACCACTTAGCCCTCGACACAGCCTTTAAATGGCAGGGGTGCATGGTGGACGGGGTAGATCTCAACGTGGCGTTGGAATACGCAATGCTGCCTTGGGCGCATGAAAAAATTCGCACTAAACCGCCCTCACAAGACACAATTTCACTAGAGAAGCCATTAATTATGGTTCACGTTGGTGGCAGGCATACGGTACTGCCAGTGCTTCCACACCTGAAGGATGACTTTTTCTTTTTGCCAATATCCGATGATATTAGCAAATACATGACGAGAGGTGGATACCATGTGGTGAACATGGAGCTTCCCAAGGTCGAACTTGGGAAATATATACATGACGCCAGCCGAACGTTTCTTGATAAAATTGCCAAACATCATGTGCCAGAAGATGCCCTTCTTTTGGGAAATGTCATTGAGGCTGCAAGAGATATGTTCAGAGCTTGGTGGGTGTCGCAACGCATTGATAACTTTGTAGGATTCTTGACATGGGAGGATGTAACAGCACGTGCCAGACCAACGGCTATGATGTTGAATCATCTTGGCGAAAATGTCATTCACATCCCTCATGCCAATCACTACAGGCAGTTTGACCCAAATGAGCCAGACGTACATGACATCACATTTGCTACACACCTGTGCTGTGGAGGACAGCATCATGTTGATTGGTACAGAGAACGCGGGAACGATGAGTGCCAGTATATCGTAACTGGCAACCCTCATTTTGATGAAATGTGGCAAGCCGCAGACGCCATATCACGCGATATGGCACGACGTGTACTTGATCTTCCCCTTGACGCCATTGTACTCACAGTTATTGGCACAGAAGAACAGGCTCACGCTGGCCAGCATGGCTTTGGCGTTGTGACCAGATGGATGTCTACAATAGCCGAGGCGGTAAAAAAGTTTGCAGAAAGCACAGATAAGCAAGTTGTTGTGGTGTACAAGCCACACCCAAGCGAGGCTCATGTGCAAGAACACGTTGAACCATTCAAATCGCTAGATCTTCGTATTATTACAGACTTTGATGAATACCGCAATGTCCTTGCAAGTGCGTCGCTGCTCATATCGTGCACAGCCACAAATTCTGCTACAGAAGCAGCTGTGTTGGATGGCGTTCCCCTCATCTACGCTGATGAGTACAAAGATGAGGTTTACGGCACGCAGTACCCAATGGATGTAGATATGAATGTCGATGATATTGCGGAAGCTATTCGTATTCACATTACAAGTGAATACGACTACAGAAAAGACATGGCAGACTTTGTGAGAAGAATGGATCAGGGCACTGGCAGTGGGGCAAAAAACGTTGCGCAGCTTATAAGGGAGATTGCAAAAACTGTTTAATGGAATAACTGGCCTTGCGGACAGGCTTGAGAATTGGGTAAATGACCTAAAATCTAAGATTAAGGAAATGATAGCAAGCCTTCGACCAGATTTGCCATCAGAAGAAGATTTGCTGACAATTGAGGCCACTGACGAGATGCAATTTCTTGTCACGGTGGCCTCAATGGTTCCAGAGCAATTGGCAGAGTCTTTCCTTGAAAAGGTTGGAGACGCAATAATCAGCGAGATACAAGACTTCATTGCCAACGAAGATCACTACTACACTGGAGAGCTTTCCAAAAGCTGGCAGTACGTTATTGATGGAAATCGCATGACGGTGTACAGTGACTTGTATTATTACAATTCTGGCGGGAAAGAGTTTCTGGCAGCCGCCAACCTTGAGTTCGGGACTGATCCAATACCAAACCTGCCTTGGACGCCCATTATGTTATGGGCTGACGCAAGGAGCTTGCCAGCGTTTCCGATATGGAGAAAGATTAAAGAGAGAGGCGTTTATGCCTATCCATTTAAAGACGATATTGCTGAAGATAATGTTTTTGTGTCATTGGCCAAGGATTTTTCAGGCATGTTGGCAAAGGATTGGACAGAAAACTTGGATTTGGACATTGATTTATGAAATCACCAGAAGAAATTATTGTTAAAGTCGTTGAAACGATGGTAGCGGCCCCAGAATTTGACCAATATCAAATCAGTGCTTGCAACGCACAGGTGTTCAGTTTAAACAGCGGTTGCGCGCTTTTTGTGTCACCAGATGGGGGATGGGATTATTCCATTATACGTACAGGTGGAGCGTTTGAGCTATCTATCCCAATTACCATCACGATAGGTGTACAGAGCGCCAGGGATGCAGTGGGCACGCTAGGCAATCTTTATGACGCTGCACATGCTGCCGCCTCTTCCATATTGGCAAATCAACAGCTTGGATACGCCGCATCAGACAATATACATGTGCAAAATGTCAGGGTGACAAAGAGAGACCTGAAAAGCGGCCTGGCCTACAAATCCAGGAGATGGGCCGATATTTATGTTGGCGTTGATGTTGTGCAGTCTGGGATACCAAGCGGAAATTGTTGACCCACAACCCCTTGTCACATCTTGATAGCGATGATAGCTATCAGACAAGGAGTTATTTATGGCAGGAAATATAGAAGCACACGGTCGAAATGCTGTTCTGCTTTTCGACGATATTGCTGGCGACGGTACGTTAACCAAGTTTAGCTGTGACCTTGAACAGATCACAGCTAACTTCACGAGAGAGGTTCCAGAGACCACACGAATGTGTGACACAACACGCTCGTACTCTTCGTCTGGCCTCAAGGAATTTTCCATTGACATCAACGGGTTTTGGGTTGGTCTTACGGCATCCAACGCCGCTTGCGCAATCAAACATTATTATGACGAAGAAACATCATTTCTGGTACAGCTTGCTCCAGCTGGTTGTCTTGCCTCTTATCCGTTGTGGTCTGCATCCATGATTGTTACAGACATGTCGTTCGACATTCCTGGTCAGGAAATGGTAAAGATGACTGCGACGCTCAACATTTTTGATGGTTCTGTTACAACAGGCGCGGTGACAGTCTAATGAACAAATATCATTATGAGTGCCCGTTAGAGGGTCACGAAGACAACTGGATTGATTTTAGGGGTCCGTGGCTTACACGAGACGAAGAAGCCATACGTGATGTGTATGAGAGATATGACGCCGAGGTGGTGCACCTCTGCGAAGAGCAGGGGAAGAGCAGAGAAGAGGTTGATCTTCCAAGAGACATGGCAGACAGGCTCATGCGTGATATGAATGCCGTTAGGCTTCGGAATGTAGCTGCGTGGCACATTACTGACGGATTTGATGAAGAATGGCCAGAACCGCCATATCCCCACAAGCAAAAGGCATATAAAGATATTGATGATGGCTTCTGGGGCATGACATTTGAGAACGAGTATAACTCAATTGGGATGTCGTCTTGGTTTACAGAATGCTATAACGATGCCAAGGAAAAAGCCACGAGCTTGGACCCTACGAAATAGCGCAGATAGGTGCCTATCTATATCAAGGCGGTAGGCAACCATTCTGTGTGACAAAATTGTTTAGAAGAGAGCGGTTGAACGTCACGCCATCTGTAGTAGAGTATACAGAAATGGATTATGGCGACCTCAACCGCTTGCTTCGTGTTAGAGAATATCTTGATGCTTATGATTTTATGGACACATACAACAAGATGGAAGGCAAGCAAGCGACTAATTTTAGAATGCAAAACATGCAGTCCTTCAATGCCGCAATGGAATTAACCAAGCATATGGTAGAGGAAATGAAGCGTTATGGCAGATACGCCGCGTGATGTAGCGAGACAACTTGAAGATGTAAGCAACTCGCTTAATCGAATAAGCGTTGAAATCGATCAGATCAAGAGCGAGGCCAGAACGTCAATCAACAGTGTTGAGGCGTTCTTTAAGGCATTCCAGCACGAAGCTGAACCAATGTTGAGACAAATGCAGCGTGGCATCCAGCAGCTTACAGACGAAGAGAAAAAGCTCACAGAGCAAATGCTCAGAACCGTAAGATCAAAAGCTGGTGAGGAGCGATCTAAAGAGGTCACGAAGCGTGTCAAGTTAACTGCCGAGGAAACAAGACTAACCGAAAAACAAAGGGAAATTAACAGGAAGGCCGAGCATGAGCGCAAAACGCAGCGTCAAGCCCAACGTTCTGCCGCAAAAGAGCGAGAACTAGAACTACGAAAAGAAATACAAATGATAAAGGGAGGCTCAAATGCTATTGAAAAACAAATTGACCTTCTGATAAGGCGCGCTGACGTGTGGTCTGCGTTTAACGAATCTGTCGTCAACGCTGTTATGCTTGAAAGGTTTGATCAGCTTCTTTTTGGCCTTGAAGAGAACACAGATGCACTTGCAGAGGGCTTTGAAAAACGCAGAAGAATAATGGTCGCTGCTGCCACTGCTACGCCAGCAATATCTGCCGCAGGCTTTGCGACTGGTGCCTTTGCCGCTGCTGGCGGCATTGCCCCTATCGCTGGTGGTGCTGGTCTTGCAATGGGCGCGTTAATGGGCGCTGGCAGAACCTACAGAGCCTATCAGGGACAAAAAGCACAAGAACGCGCCCGTGGTGCTGAATTTGGCCTTGCAAGAGAAGAAGAACGATTAACGGAACTCAGGCTTAGAAGATTGCAAGATATGCAAACTGGCGGGGCACTAGGCGAAGCAGTTGGTACCATTACGCCAACCGCACTTGGCCTGGGAGTAGATGTAATTAAAAACACCGCCAAGATATATAAGGGCGCATTTAGTGATATAGCTAATTTTGTTACTAGTTCTGTTGCTCCAAAAATAGCATCAGCTATTATCGGAGAACAGCAGGTTCAAAATATATCAGAAGCCGCATCGAATATAGGAAATGTAATTGCTAGTGAAATTGTTGCTTCTACAGCTGGCCTTGTTTCAATGTATCGCGATGCACAGACTGCAATATCAAATTATATCAACGGCGAGTACGATATAAATGAAGTTAGGAAAGTCGGAAAGCAGAGGCTTGAAGAACAAATTCAAGCTATTGATGGACTCGTGAAGGGCAGACAGCTCACAACAAAACAGCTAGACGCGCTGCTGAATTACCAACGCGCTGTTGCTGAAGCAGATCAGCTTGTAGCAAACAGGCAGGAAGAACTCGGTATTAAAACTGGTCTCACTAACGCCGCACGGCAAGAACTTATTAAAACAGCAACAGAACAAGAGGAGATGGAACTCCGCGTCGCTTTTGGCATGGAAGAGTCTATAAAAGTAGCAAAAGCAAAAAAGAAACTAGATGAGGAGCAATCCAAATTAGACGACGCTATGCGAAAACGACAGGCAGCCAGAAATGCGTCACAAGAAGCATTCCTGAGTGTAAACAAAAAAACAATTGAATCCGAAAAAGAAGCGAACATTATAGTAAGATTAAGACTGTGGGCAGAAAAGAAACTTGAGGATTTCACATACAACAGGGCGAAGGCGAGTGTCGAGGCTGCACAGCGCAACGTTGAACTTGCAAGAACAGAAGAAAGAGCCAATAAGGCAAGGCAAGATGCAGGCGACACTATGAGAACCCTCATTGGGTTTTTGGGCAGACAGGGGCACAACAAGGCGTTGCCAGAAATGGTAAAGGGCACATATGATCTTGCCAAAGCCACTAGGGTTGCCAAGAATGCCATAGACAACGTAAGGGATGGGTCAGACTCGTGGATGGAACGCTTGGGAAAGCTGTCGTTTGCTGTGACTGGTGTTCTTGGTGTTCTTGGGACGTTGCGCGAAGCTCTTGTTAATGTTGCAGAAGGCCACAAAGAATGGAAAGAGTCAACCATAGAAGCTGGCCAAGGGTTTGCACAGCTTCAACGTTCCGAACAGGCTTTTTTGAACCTAGCAGCCCAACGTGGTGTAGACAACCCAGTCAGGCTTCTGGATGACATAAAGGATGCAGCTGGAGGACTTATAGATGAGACAGAACTTGTTGGCAAGGCCACCAAGGCGCTGATGAGTGACATGTCTGGCAATTTGGGCGAAGCGCTGCCAGACTTAATCAAAACCGCGCTTGTAACCGCTGGTGCCCAAGGTATTGAATATGGCAAACAATTCGAAGACCTTATAGATGGTATTATCACAGGTTCAACGCAAAGGCTAGACAACATTGCTGGTCAGGGCTTGATCAACAGAGAAGCCATAGCCGATATGGAGGCCAAGATTGGCCGCCAGCTTACAGAGAATGAGAAAAGCCAACTTGCACTTAACGAGGCGCTTCGGGCTGGTAAGGTTTTGGTAGAGCAAACAGACGAGGGCGTTTTAAATATTGGCAATGTATTTGACGAATTAACCGCCAAGCAGCAAGAACTCGCCAAGTTGCAAGAAGAGCTTGAGGGCATTTACGGCGAACTTAACGCCATGAAGGAACTTGGCTTGATTGAACTTGACCCATTTGAGCAGCTTCTTTCTAGTCTTGGTATTGACAGAACGACTATTGAAGAAATCAAGCGGGCGAGGTTTGCACTTGGCAATGAGCTTGAGTTCTATCAACCAGGAGAAGCGGATGCCGCTCTAACAAAAGAGCAAGTAAATGCCGCAGAAAAACGTGTAAAGATTATTGAAACCGAACTTGAGAAGAACAAAAACCTAACAGACGAGAGACGCAAGGCGCTGGAAGCAGAACTTGCGTTCAGGAAAGAGGTGTTGAGAGCTAGGGGTACAGAGTCTCAGTTTGGTCTTCAAGGTTTTGCTGGCATGGCGGGCCTTAACCAAGTAACCGAACGAGAATATCAAAACATTGAGCAGGCATATAACCTCTGGAAGCAGTCAGAGGAAGCAGCAGAACAAGCCAAGGCCGCTGCTCAAAAAGAAACAGCCGCAATAAATCAACAGAAGGCGTTTTCTGAAGCCCTTTCAAGCAAAATGGAAATACTTGCCAAGGAAATTGGCGATGCTCAGGAAGAAATATCAGGCAACATCGAAAAAATCATAGACGACTACAACACAGAAATAGAAAAACTCGATAGCAAAAAACTTGAGGACGAGATAGCAGCACTTGACACTTATCAAGAAAAGATGGGTGAGCTTGCCAAGGACTATGGCAGGCGTGTCAACGAGATAAAGCTGGATACTATTAGACAAATTGGAGACGTCGAAGCAGCATTAAACAACATTTCGTTATCTGGTGTCTCCGCGGGTGTTGGAGAACTTGGCATAGACCTACGAAGAAAACGCCGTGATAACGCGCAGGATTTGGCAAGAGAGCTTGAGGATATTGAGACAGACAGGGTAAGAAAAGAGGAGGACATTGAGCTACGTTCGTCAGAGCGCATTCGTGACATCAACAATGATCTTCAAAAAGAGCTTCGTGACATATGGCGCGATTATGCGAAAGACAGGGATGACGCAATACGAGAGCGAGATGCGTTGGCATTGCAAGACGCACTTGACAGAGCAAACGAAGCGGAGATGCTTGCCAGAGAAGGTGCTGCTGAGGCAAGGGCAACAGAGCAGGCTGCGTCATTAGAAGAACTGAGAGTTGAAACAAAGCGTGCTATAGAAGACGCATATCTTGACCAAAAGAGGGCAAACCAGGACGCGCAACAAGACTTCAGGGATGCTGTAACAGATCAACTCAGAGTATACGATCAGGCTCGTGCAGATGCCTTAAGGAAATTCAATCAATCTAAACAAGACACACTTGCCGATTACAACAAGGCGCTTGAGGACATTGCCTCCAAATACCAGAAGTCTATTGAAAAAGCTGAGGACAACAAAAACAAACTCATACAGGCTGAGCTTGATAAGTGGGATGACGTTGAAACCACAATGAAAAACCAGCACAACCTCTATATCCAACAACTTCTTGATCAATACGGCTTGGAAAGGGCTGCGGTTGCTGGAGAAATTAATAAGACAACTATAATGATGCAAACCATGCTTCAGCAAAGATACTCCACATTAGCAAACATGGCTACTGGAATGGGCATGACAATAACTGGTGGCAACAGAAGAATGACCAACACGCGGTCGCCTGGGTTTGGCTCTGGCGTGTTTGGTGGTGGTGTTGCGCCTCCAGCACGTTCGCCGTCAACAGCCATGTCTCAATCAAGCGCACAAACAACGGCACCGTGGTACATGAAAGCCAAGACTAGAATAAACAATGTTATAGAGCTTGAGGGCGAGGTTGTTAAAGAGCAAGCGAGAGAGGTATATGTTGATGAGGTGCTGCCATCAATGGTTAGCACCCCAAGTGGCGCTGGCGGTAGAGGAGGCTTGGGTATAAGATGACAGAAGCTATATTTGAAATAGGCGGGGCGTCACCAGTGCAGCCAACATCCGTTGTGTATGACGAGCCAGTTAATCTTGGCAGAAGGCATTCTGGCGGTCGTGTTAAGGGCTATTACACCGCACTGACTCTAACGTTTGGTGCTCTTTCGGAATCAGATTACGCTACGTGGAGAGCTTACGACGACGGAGAATCTAAAAACGGTATGATCATGAATCCAAACTCAAAAACAGCAGCATCATCTGCATCCTTCTTTGTTGAAATTACATCTCCTGGGACACAAGGGCCAGGAGATCACCTGTGGGATGGACTGGAAGTCAGAATAACACACGTGGTGGCATCATGAAAAACCAACTTTCTGCAAGCACGCTTACAAAAATAAGGACATACCCGCAGGCACAAGAACTGTACCTTGCTGTTTATAAGCCAGACCCAATATTGCAAGCACAAATCACAACACCACTGCCAACAACATACCCAACACAGTCCATCTCATGGAACAATGGCATTGGCGAAGAATCTGGCATTGAACGCAACATGACCGTATGGTTTGGCAGTGGATCAAGTGGCAGTGATAAGTGGGACAAGGGATGGTCCCGCGTATTACAAGACTACTCTAGCGGCTCAGTTCTTGAAATAGCTGAAACTGGAGAGCACACGTTTGATTGGGCTGTTGGCACATGGATAACCGTTGTGCCAGAATACAGAGCAGCGCCTTATTATCCAGAAGTTGGTTATTCAACTTTCACTGACGCAAGTGGCATAACAGCCTGTAGTGCATGTTATATCATAGATGGCATATACAGCTACACTGATCAGACAGCATCTTTTCTGCCACAGGCGGTTATGGGTCCACCAGCTGTTGTATGGAAGGGGGCATCAACATACGATGTGTACCATGTTGGAGAGCTTAGCAAGATATGGTCTGAGGCTTCTGGAAACCTAAGTGCGTCTTGGACATTCGCTGATGGAACCCAGTCCACAACACTTGGGGAGGCATCATCGCCAGTTATCAAAGAGTATACCAATGCGTCCCCAGGCGGGGCAGCTTTCCATTTAAGGGTTGAAGACACAAACGGTAAGTCACACGAAGGCCACAGAACAGTGTGGGCCTTTGATGGTGACAACATGCCATATGAAGCGATGGTAGTAAACGAAATATCTGGCGGTGTTGGAAAAGGCCATTCTGCTAGACTTCGTGTTTTCGGAGGTGCTGCTGCATCAGATTTTCCAGATCAAGCGCAAGTCGTTTTGTTTACTAAATCCAGGTTTGGTGCAAGTCAGGTTGAGGCTGGTGACAGAAATTTTCCATATAGAGACAACATCCTTTTCAACGGTTACATCATGTCAGAAACAATTGATGTACAACCAGAGGAGAGCTATGTTGAGTTTGAAGTTGCAACTATCGATGCTGTGTTAAGCAAAACAACCAATTATGCAATTACGTTAGAGAATGTTGGTGGTGATGACTACCCATCTTACCAACCGCAAAGATTTATTGAGCATAAGCCACTTACCATAGCTAACGCAACGCGCTTCCTGGATCAGTGGTGGTCCACAACCTCAGAGATAACAGATGTGTATTACCCAGAAGATGTTCCATCTGAGAATGACCAAATTGTCTATCAAGATTTACCGCGTGGCTCGTTGTGGTCAATGAGACAGAAGAACATTGAAGAAACCAAGCTTGGCTTTTCGTCTGTAGACATGACTGGTGCTATATATGACGAAGAAAACGATATTATAAAATCATCGGCGTGTAAAAATGGCATTAACGTTGTAAATATCACAGAAGACGACATCATTGATCAAGTTCAGTTCACGCGCCAGACGATGCGTAACAGTGCACAGGTAAAGATGTATGCCGTTGATTATGCCACACCAATTGGTGCACAGTCGCCAGCCGATCCAGCATATTGGGAAGGCGATATTACTATTTACGAGCGTGGTCTATCGGCAAGTCCAGCAGAACTTGAGTCTTGGGCTGGTGGATACAGGGCAGATCTAAACAAGCCGTTTAAATCTGGAACAGTGCCGTTGGCCATGCAATATCCATTTGATGCTGTTCCTCAATCTTACATTACACTCACAATGTCTGCATCAAACAATAACAGAAATGTTGGGCTTGACACATCACAGCGGTGGTTGGTTCAGGAAACACGGCTGTCACCAGACCCAGAAACGAACGCCATGATGACAACACTTGTCATTACGCAAGAGGCAAGTCCTGGCAACAGTGCAAGTATCACATTTCCACCACCACCAACTGTTACAACAGAGCCAGATCCTTGGCAGTGGGACGCAAGTTCGTATGAGAATACATATGAGTTCCCAGAACCGCCAGAACCAGACGAGCCATTGACAGATGTGAATGTGATAGCAAGTGCTGTTATTGCGACTGACAACGGGATATATAAGACTGCAAACCTAAATGATGATGGCAGCAATGTTGTTTGGGAAGAAAATGACCTTAACATTGCTGGCGTAAGTGCGTCTGACATTATTATAATGGCAGATGGTGTTCAAGCATATGCTGTTACAGAAATCGGCATTTATTACAAGAGTGATGTATGGGATACATCCATCGGTTGGCAAGAGAATCTTGCGTTGTCTGACGCATGTACATTACTTGGTGCTTCTGGAAACGAGGTTTCGTTTTTTCCATATATAGAATCAAATATCTCACAAGACACATTGTATAGTGCGATAGAGTACGAAAACAGCTGTAGATGTGCCAGGACAATATATAACAATGGGGATGGGTGGAAACTTGGTGCCTGTCCATTCTGGGATCAAATATGGACAACGGCAAGTTACGTCAAATCGATTACGCCAACATCAAGCCTAATATTTGTAAATGGCTATGAGGGCAAAGGTGGTGGTAATATCCTGCAAAGCAGCGATAATGGCGACAGCTGGTCAGTGGCCGCCCAAGCACCCTTTGGGGCGGGAACAGCACTGGATAAGTATATTTGGAGGGACGGAGCAAAGATTACTGGCGCAGGTGGCATAACATCTTCTGACTCGGCATTTTCTGCCAGTTATCTTGTAACATACGATGCTGGTACGTACACCAATTATGCTGGAATAAGGAGTGGCTCAATCATTAGTGGTGGCGCTTCTGGTAATTACATGTCTTCTTTTTTGTCGGATATTGGTGGGGGCTTGACAGAAAGATCGGCTGTTGAAATATTTTTTGATGATCCAATAGTTGTGCAATATTCAGAATCTTATACATATTCTGATGCGTCCGAAACAGTTCTATATGGCGGTTTCACTAAAAACAGAAAGTACGATCAACTGCTTGGCACTGGATGTGGCACAAATGATGGATTTACTACATTTTTTTTGTCGTTATCTTCTACTGGGTGGGTCAACCATGTGTGGAGTGGCAGTTATTCTGGAATTGTCAGATACCTGATTTATAGACGACATGCTCCTGCTGCAAACCTTGGAAATGACACACACTTTATTAGGGGAACAGTTCCAGAAATAGCCAGTACAGCATCAACTGAAATTTATGTAACGCCAAGAAGGCTATTATACAGCGATGATGATGCAGTAACATTCAATTTGGTGAATCACCCTTCGTCTAGTGACAGCTGGAACAGCTTATCATATGGCCTTAACGGCATATCCAGCAATGTCAAGCTGTGGGCGATTAATACTGGTGGAAGCATCTATTCATCTTCTGACACTGCAACAACATGGACAGAGCATAATAGGCCACTTTCTGGTATAAATAGATACAGAAAAATTCTAACAACACCAGTAGACGCATCCTTCATAGCTATTGTTCCAGGAGACGAGGAGGCATGTGCAATGCAGGTTTCTTACGACGAAGCATCAAACTTTGAATCAACATATGGCAACTTGTCTGATTTCGGAACACAATATGTCAGGCACGCGGTGTTTAGGACGGTTTTGTAATGCCAAGACAAAGATATACACGAGATGATTTAAGGAACGCGATTCAGGAACAATTTATCCCTGCGTATCAAAAGACATTGCCAAAATGGTTTGGCATTATAGGGGATGCCCAAAACAGGGTATATGTATCCAATCGCCCAGGTTACATCTGGGTATACAGAGATGGCGAAACATCAGATACAGCACAGCCAGTATACAACCAACGCATACAACCCAAACTACATCTTCCCGTAATTGTTGGCTACCCACAAGAAGAACCGAACAGGGAGCAGGTGCTTGCCATAGACAGCACCAATATTATACAGACCGACGGCGATTATGGCTGGAGCGGTTACCCAGACAAAGTGCAATCGCACGCACAGCAACACCAGCCAAATGGCAAAGATCCAGTTTATATAGATCATGGCCAACTTCTTGACGGATGGGTTAGACAAACTGTTCCACAAAGTGCATCGATATATATTAACTCAATGATTTACACTGACGCAGATGGTTGCAGGGTTTTTGCAGACGGTCAGTCTTACGAAGGCGTTTTGTCTGGAAAGCCATCAGCAACAAACTCAGCGCTTTACGCTATGCTTTATAGAGATCCATCTGCCTGCTTGCAAGTTGCCTATGGGGCAAGTTTTAACAGGGACAATCCAGTAAATATATCAACAGCCGCACCTTCTGTGTCAAAGGGCATAATGACATATGCCTATATTTACCTCAGGGACACGGATACGAAAATAGCACAACCCGATATTTACAACAGGTACAAAAATGTTTATGAATCTATCCCTTGGACAAGTGGCAGCTTTGCTACCATATTATCGTCAAGCGCTTATATAGACAGCATTGTTGCAAGTCAAGTTGATAGTACAACAGCGACCTTTGGTACATCTGGTGTTTCTGGTGCCAGCTTTAACGCATCTGGTGCATTGAGTCTTTCTGGAGAGGCAAGGTTTGTAGATGACATAAGGGTGCCAGTAACCTCAACCAAGACTGGCCCCACTGATGCCCCAACGTTCACCACATTCAAGTCATCAGCCAGCACGGGTGTGTATGACTACGCATTCGCTGGAAATAAGGATGAAGAGCTGTTTTTCACCATGCAGGTTCCGCATTCCTACGCCAGCGGCACAATATTTAAACCACATGTGCATTGGTCAAAAAGCACATCTTGTGACGGCAGTGTGGCTTGGGGACTTGAGTTTACGTTTACGTCTATTGGTTGTGAGTTTGGTCCAACACAAACACTGATTGGCGCTGGTTCTTCTACAGCGTCTCACAACCATGAGTTTACATCGATTGGCAGTATATCGGGTTCTGACATACACACGTCTGCCATGTTGGTTGGCAGGGTGTTTAGACAGTCGTCAGCATCAGAAGATGATTATTCTGACGATGCATATCTTCACGAAATTGACTTCCACTTTTACAGCGACAAGCATGGCACGGACGTACTTTATTAGCACGTCGTCACAATTTTACAGACAATAGCAAGGAGGGCTTATGCCACAGATTAGACAAGAATTTAAATGGACAGACAGACAGGAAGTTCTTTATAAGGGAAGGCCAGACGTTTCCTCAGCCTGCCCCCTTTATACATTATCGAGTGGGCAAGAAACGGAGGTCCAGGGTATTTATGCGTTCGCGGATGACAGTGGTGCGTCGGTAACAATTTATTACAATCCTACTGGTTCGCTTACGGCCAGTGATCAAATCTACAGACTCTCTACTGTTGCGTCTGGTGCCTGTATGCTTGAATTTAATCCACCAATAAGAATGCACAATGCCAATAGCGTTTTTGGTGCATGTGTCGATGTTGCGAGCGCTGTTCGACTAATGGTCTTGGGTGCTTCCAGAAAACTGATTTCATAAGGAGTTTTTCATGGCTCCACTAACTAATATGCGTAGAGCGTTTGAAAGCGGCTCTACCACTGTGTCGTCTGGAAGCCCAATTGCTACAGATTTAATTGACTTCCGCAATTGGGCAGGTGGCGAACTCTATTTTGACAATGCCAGTGTTAACGGTGACCTTGCGTTTATATCCTATCACACGAACGCAAGTGACGCGGCATCTCATGTTGCATACAGCAGTGGAAAGGTCAAAGTGTATATCGCTTCGCCTTCTGGATCTGTTAGATATGGTTTCCCAGACACAGCTTTTGACATGTCATTTTTTAAGTTCGGATTCCTTGAAAATGGTGGTACATCAGCCTGCGATCAGGATGATGAAATCACTATTTACTACAACTTGAAGGCATAATGACTAGGGCAAGACAATTCTTGTTCCCAAAGGTTTTACCAGATGGTGTTATTACGTTTGTAACCACCGCCGAGGCATCATTCGACCCGTCAATCACGACCACAAGCGGCACGGGCACATGGGGCGCCAGCGACGGGCAGGTCAGCGAGTCGAACTCGCCGACATTCACGTTCGCGGCGGGCACAAAAACTGTCAAGCTCACGGGCATCGATGCGGCGGCGATTATGCAGTTGGATGCGGATGCGGATGCGTTGACGGGTAGCATCCCAGCCGAATTGGGCAATCTGTCAAATTTGACTGTGCTGTTGCTGTACTCCAACCAACTGACGGGCAGCATCCCCGCCGAATTGGGCAACCTGTCGAATTTGACTGTGCTGTGGCTGTACGCCAACCAACTGACGGGCAGCATCCCATCAGAGCTGGGCAACCTGTCGAATTTGACGGATCTGCGGTTGCACATCAACCAACTGACGGGCAGCATCCCATCCCAATTGGGCAACCTGTCAAATTTGACTGTGCTGTTGCTGTACTCCAACCAACTGACGGGCAGCATCCCATCCCAATTGGGCAACCTGTCAAATTTGACGCGGCTGTATCTGTACGACAACCAGCTGACGGGCAGCATCCCATCAGAGCTGGGCAACCTGTCGAATTTGACGGATCTGCGGTTGCACATCAACCAGCTGACGGGCAGCATCCCATCAGAGCTGGGCAACCTGTCAAATTTGACTGTGCTGTATCTGATCAGCAATCAACTGACGGGCAGCATCCCCGCCGAATTGGGCAACCTGTCGAATTTGACGGATCTGCGGTTGCACGTCAACCAGCTGACGGGCAGCATCCCCGCCGAATTGGGCAACCTGTCGAATTTGACTGTGCTGTGGCTGTACGCCAATCAGCTTGATGACGTCGAGTCTGGCGCTACCGAGGGACTCGACGCCATTCAGGAATTTCGGGCAGATGGCAATTCGCTCACTCAAGCGGCTGTTGACGAAAGCGTGCGCGGTTTTTGGGCCAACGCGGAAGCTGGAAATCAGACGTTCGGATCGCCATCGGGAAACATCGGCGGCAGTGGCAACGCCACGCCAAGCGGCACGTATCAAGCGGCTGCAACGCCGTCAACAGGCCTTGAATACATCTACTCCCTCGTGAACGATCACGGGTGGACGTGGGTTTGGAATGGAGGCAGCGCACCGTAATGATAAGGTTAACGCATAAAAAAAGCGAAATGTCAGTAGAAAAACCGAAGGCGAACCCCGTGTTCGGCGCGGATGAATCGGCATTTTCAGACGAAGTATGGGTCGCAATGGCCCGCGTCCTGTTTCCGAAAATGCCAGTGCAGGCAGCGGAAACCGCGCTTTTGGCGCGCATGGCACGCGGGAAACCCGTAAACAACAAAACAGGAGTAAGCAATGGCAATCGTGCTGGCTGATGTTGGAACGCATTACAATCTGATGGATGTCGGTGAGGTTGATGACACCATCGCGATACCACCTAGCGCAAGCATGTGGACGGATGAGGATTGGTCCGCTGCGCACGGCGGCGACGAGGCCGCGTTCATCGCGGGGCTTGAGACAGAGTTAGGAAAACCTATAGTGGACACCAGAGAGGATATAGCAGAGGCATAATGAACATCTTTGACTTTCTCCACAACCCGACACCAACATGGATAATTGTTATATTCTTCGTTATTGAGGGTGCACTGAGGTCCGTGTCAATAATTAGACAAATGCGTGGAGAAAGCAATCAGGCGATAAACGAACGGGAAACAACGTTTATTGACAATGCTACAAAGCTAGTAGCATCTATGGAGGTTCAAACCAAGCTAGTCATAGATAGCACAGAAAGCAGAATAGATACATACCAAAAGACCATTGCCACACTCGAAAACACTATAGGCATTTTGGAAAAAACCGTACAGGATTTGCAGTGCCAGCTTGACGACTGTTCTGACCGAATTAAGCTGTATAGAGAAAGAATAGCTGAGCTTGAGGCAAGAATTAAGAGTTTAGAAGAAGAAATAGAAATACTAAAAAAGGAGAAGGCGGATGGAATCGTTTGAATCAATATTGCTTGGTGGCATTGCCATAGGCGCAATCGCATCACCAATAACACAACTTATAAAAAATGTTCTTTTACACTTTGAAGTCATTGAAGATGGAGACGGCGGCAAAGTGAACGTTTTTGTAATTGCTGCGCTCTCATTTATTGCTTTTGCTGTAGAGGCTGGCGGTGCCTCAAATATAGAAATTGAAAACATCGTTGAGCTTGGCATGGCCACTGTACAGATACTGTCTGCGTGGTTGACTTCGCTTGGCGTGTTCGAAACTGCTAAACAGGCAGAAATTGTAAAACCAGAGTGAACGTCCCAAGTTAACCTAGACAAAACCAAGGGGCCTAGCGGCCCCTTTTTTGATTCAGGCTTTTATTTCTGTTATAATAATGACCCTGGCAGCAATACCAGTTTCTTTTTCCACCAGCCCAGTCTTGATAAAATTTCCTCTTTCTAACGTCACACCCCCTATTACACTCAGGATGTGCGCAAATAGGCGGGTAAACTGGTTTATGTGAACCGTCTGTTATAGGGCTGCTTCTTTTTTGACCTTCCACCTTCTTCTGCCTCAGGCCAATCTCGTCTGTCTTCTCCACGAAAGGAATATGTATCTACACCCCCAGTCTTAATAGACGCACGATCTTCATTATCAGCAGCATCATTGATTCTTTCCATTAGGTCTACTCTTGATTCGTTTATATTTGAAAGAAGTCTTCTGAATAGATCAAGGCAATACTTAGCAACCTCAGAGTTTTCCTTAAGCTGATCGAGGCTAAATGTAAAGGCAACCTCACTGCCGATTGTAAAAATAAACAATGTGACCAGCATTGTGGTGGCATTAAACGTTGTGCTGCCACCATTACGATACAGATAATCAGTGTATGTGTCAAATGCAAAGGTTACAAGTAATACAATTAGGCCGAGCACCCATCTTGTAGTGCTAATTCTAAACATAGATGCAAACTTTTCTACCAGAGAGGCATTGCGTGGCATGGAGTCTCCAGCCTGACTAAAAAGTACATAGCCTAACACAATCTGAAGTGCAACAACAAACACGCCGATAGCATATTTGGTTATTGGAAACACCTCATCAGTCTGAAGCGTCTCATAACCAAAAACCGTCGTTAAAATGTCTTCTGTCATAAAAATCAGGGATGCACAGAAGATAAACAACGTCAACACATATCTACCTGCACTTCCACCCGTAACCTTTGTCCCGTGCTTTCTCCCCATCTT